ATTATCCTTGCCATTATCTGGCTAACTAATAAGAAATAGGAGGAATTTATGAAAGGCATTCGTATTTATCCACGTATTCCTGGTGTAAAACCTATGATTTTCCATGACGTAGAAAACGTTAGACTTGAGAAGGATGGTCAAAACTGGGTTTTAGAATTTGATCATATTGATTATGTTCGTAAGGATGAAGCTGTAAAAGCACATTCTGCATTCTCAAGCGAAAGCGCTATGGCGTACACTTTTTTGTATGAAAAAATCACACCTCGTCCGTTTACTTTTAAATCTAAAAAAGGAGAAAAATAATGAAACTACCTAAGTTACCAAACATTCAAACAATCAAATCAACCGCTAAATCCGCTATGGTTACCACAAAAATCCTCGGTAAGAAATACGCACCTGTCGTATTGCTTGGCGTAGGTCTTGTCGGTTATGGTTATTCTGTGTATGCCGGAATTAAATCAGGTAAGAAGCTTGAAGCTACAAAAGCTAAATATGAAGCTAAGGATGTTGCTGGCGAAGAATACACTCGTTTCGAAGTTGTAAAAGACGTAGCTAAAGACGTTGCAGTACCTGTTGCTGTTGCTACGGCCTCTACCGCTGCTATCGTATTAGGATTCGCTATCCAAACAAATCGTCTTAAAGCTGTATCATCAGCCCTTGCCATTGTTACCGAAGAACACGCTCGCTACCGTCTCCGTGCTAAAGAGGTACTTGACGAAGCTACATTTAAGAAAATTGATGCGCCACTTGAAACCAAAACTGTCGAACTAGACGGTAAAGAAGTTGAAGTTGAATCTATTGTACCTAACGAAGGTGATTTCTATGGACAATGGTTCAAGTATTCTTCAAACTACGTGTCTGATGACCCAGACTATAACGAAAGTTATATTAAGGAAGCAGACAAATATCTAACGGATCGAATGATGAAAAAAGGGGTCTTGACGTTTGGAGAGGTCCTAGAAGAACTTGGATTTGACGTTCCTCGTGCTGCTCTTCCATTCGGATGGACTGACACAGATGACTTCTATATTGAGTGGGATGCTCATGAAGTGTTTGATGAAGAAAAACAAGAATATGATTTACAATTCTATGTTCGTTGGAAAACACCTCGTAACTTGTATGCGACCACATCATTCAAAGATTTCGTGCCAAAGAAAACTAGAAAGGAACTAAACTAACATGAACACACCTGTCAAAGTTATTTTATCATTGGTAGGGGTGGCTGGCGCTGGATACGGCGCCTACCGCCTTTATAAATGGTGGAAAGAAGAAGACGAGCTAGAATCTGAAGGTTTGTCTTATGAAGAACTAGTTGCTGCTAAAGAAGCTGCTGATAATCAAAAGAAATTAGATGAGGAAGCAGAGCGCCAAAAAGAATTCGAAGAACATCTGAAAGATCTCGAAGGACTACCAAATGATGGTCATGATTGGTACAAAACCGAAGATGGTAGATATATTCGGCGCGAACTCACACCATTCGAGCGCAAGAACGGTGCCGACTACAATCCTCTTGAAGAGGAATTTGTGAGTGAAACGGATATTCATGGTAATGTTCGTGAGTACATTCAAAAATATGAAGAAGGGAGCAAGCTGTTAAATCACCGTGACAACACATACACTGCTAGCGATATTGTAAACGTTACTCGTGAAATGACAGCTCAGATCAGAGCATTGAAACGACAAGAAATGGAACATGACCGTCAAATCTACAATCCTAACACACAAGAAGGATATGACTACTACCGTGCCCTCGTAATGGAACGATTCAGTATTATTGATAATGATACTCGTGACAAACTTGCTATCCTATTCTCATGGGAATATATTCCAACTCGTGAAAACATTGGTGACTGGAATATCCGTGAAGATATTGTTCGCGACCGTACCGAACACTTTGGATTTGGAACAATCTACTCTGACTGGGCATCTATCGGGGAAATGATTATCCATTTTGCTAGCCGCTTATCTACCTCAACTGGTTATGGAACACCAGAACAATTTGCAGATTGGATTGTTGATACTTTGGGTCTTGATTTAGAATCAGACCAAGATGCAATTGTCCATGACACCATTGTATCATTCGTTGAAGGTCACCGACTTGGTAAAGAAAATATGGATAATACTTATGGTTTATTCCATTTGCCTAAGGATGAATATGTCGATGCTGACACATTATGGCACGAACACAACCACGCTATTTCGCTTATTCTAGATGAGCGTTTGCAGCCTGTATTTAGAATTTCGGATGAGTTAATAGAGGAGTAATTCAATGATTGAGAGAATTAAAGAGTGGGATATTACGATTAAGTGTGTGGTATTGTTATTTTTATTGCGAAATATGATACTACATCCTGTTATTCGTAATGAGGCAGAGGAGTATTTAGAGTCTCATCGTATTTTGTTATCTACTTGGAAAGACGAAATCGATGGACCGTGGTATAAAGAAGCTACGTATTTTGATAACTCATACGATTATGAGAACACATATCTTGGAAGCGACCAATGGGAAGTAATTCAATATGATTGTTTTAAAAACTCTTGTTACAAGGTTTCAGGTACACGAATAGACATACTTTTAAATCCTACGGCTAGAATCCGTAAAGTTGGTGATGACTCTGCTGGACAGGTGTTTATCATTATTCGTATGACGAAGGAATCTATTCCATATATTTGTGTCTTACCAAAAGATCCTGTATTTCGTAATGCACTTGTTAATCGAATTCAAAAATGTGCGATTAATGGTGATCGCAATACTTTGATTAAATTAATCAATATGAATTGCGAAACATACAAAATGTTGTCCGGGAATAAAGAACATAGAATATTTGAAATGTGGACCTTTGGACGTCAAAATTATATCAAAGGTGTTGTTAATGATGGCTTATATATTTATAAGTATGGAGAGGATTGGGTGCGCCAACATGTTCAAAAGACTGTTTAACTTCTTCTTTCGATATGAACAAGGTCTGAAAAAATCCGCGGTTCGAATTCATCATGAGAATTTCAGAAAAGAGACTCGGTTTACAAACGTGTTAGTTAGATGGGCTGATATTTATAATGGGGTGATGCTGAAACACAATCAGAAAATCCCTCACCCTTATTTGAATATCTTCATATCAACTGACTACAATTGCTTTAGGAGTTATTCGTTAAAGAATGGGGGATACTATCCGTTCGCAATCATATCCGAGCGTCCTAATGACTTACGAATCCTTATATTCTCAGACGCGATTGAATTACACAAATTCTGTGATGCAATGATGGATCCAGAGTTATGCTATGACGTATATATGGGAGAATCTATATCTAAAGGTCTATTCAAAGTCTTTAGATTTAAACTTGATGATACTCATTTTGTATGTGAGGATTTGCATACAACAATATATGTCGAAAGTAACGATTTTCTTAGATGCATGTTTGGGGAAATTCCATTTACAGCACACAAACCAACTGCAGATGAGTTATTTTTAGTTGACTACTTCACTCTATCTGGAATGAAAGAAGAAAACTATTGGAATTACGAGCAACGACATATCCCAAAATATATTGAGGATTACAAAAATAGAATTAATGAGGTAAAAGTAAAATGAAAGAATTGAAATTTGACATCACACGTGTTCCTGTATTGAAATTGAAGCATTTCGAGGATCAAGCAAAAATGATGGCGGATATTGGTGTTGATGGGTACGGGGCTACGGCAGAAGGTCAAATGAACACTTGGGTAGATGGCGTAGTTCGTCTTCTAGCTAATGACGGATATGTTACTGTAGCAGATCTACGTAAGGCTGCTGGAATGGATGTTGACGCTTCTGATCATTTCGTTGGTTGGGATATTCGTGCTACTACATCTATTGAAATTAAGGAAAACCGTGTTGAATTTCCTCTTATTCTGATCAAGAGCTTGGGTTGGCCTATTGATCCTAGCTATATTGATTGGTCTGTTCTTAACAAGGTCAAACATGAGAGTCTTGAATTGGATAATATTGAATACTTCAGTAAATATATTGAAGACCTTAAATCTTTCTACAAATTCACAGATGAAGAAGTTAAGAACGTATTAGCAGGAAAGAGATGGTGGGATTAATAATGGGAGCACTATATTTAACACTAACAAAATCTTATAAAGCAGAAAATCCTATGGGTGGCGAAATCTTTCTAGATGTTAAAGACTATCATTTAACAGATGATTTTCTGCATATCGATCACCGCGTGTTGACTAAGGATTGTATGGTAGTCGAAATGACTACGACAATAGCTCGCCGCTATATTGTTGATATTCAGGCATTTGTCAATGCTAGAGATCTAAACAATTACCTAGGACGTTACGATCATGTTTACCAACCATACTGGGGTAATCCGAATATTTCATACGTTATTGAACGTGAATTTAAAGACGGTCCAGAAAGGTTCCATATAGACAACGAAGTCGTTGATGTTGTAGAAGGTGAAGGTGAGTTGATTGTAACATACACTAGTGGTACGAAAATTAACTATCCTAAATCTGAAGCTTTACGTTGGCGTGTGATTGATTACAAGAAAATGAGGTAGTAAATCATGGAATCGTACAATATAAAAAGTCATTCCGTTGGACCTACAAGAGGATTTGTGGTTCCATTCAAACAAGGCAATGGGGCGTTGTTAAAACGCCTTATTAACCAACGTTTTGTTAGATTTGGTGACCCAACAAAAATCTCAGTCACCTATCTTGATGATACCGACGAAGAGAAGACTACAGAATTTCACAACGTCAAAACAGTGGGATTTTGGGACGTGAGTCAGATGTTAGAGATAACGTCTAAATTTGGATATGAGTCTATTGTCTATAGAATTCATAAAGATGATATTATTAACGTGGAGGAAAAGTGAAACTTATAGAGAACAAACTAAAAGTTATCGATATTGATTATCATGATGACATTATATACACTCCTGGTCTATTCTTTGACGTAATCGAGCATTATTTCGAAGACCAATTCTTGGTTATTAAATGGTATAAAAACTATGAAGATGGTAGTGTTCGAGAGGTGATGACGTATATTCCAACTATAAACATATCCAAATTTAATGTTTATCTAGACGATACAGATTTTAAAGAGGAAAGAAGGTATAAAAATGGCTAAAGTAAACCCACAAACAATGAAAACTCAGTATGACGGACAGTATGACACGTTTTGTCGTAAAAATCACGACTATGGTAACTCATTTGAGGAGTCTTTAGACCAATTCGGAATTGTCGCTAGCATCGTCCGTATGAGCGATAAGATGAATCGTTTAGCGTCCCTCACGGACGAGTCTAAAACTCAGCAGGTGGGCTCTGAGAGCCTCCTAGACACCCTTGAGGACCTATCTAACTATGCTGCTATGACTGCATGCTGGTTAAAGGGCGTTCGCGAAGAAGATGGTGAAACTTCATGCGGTCCTGATATGATTGATGTTATTAAATATAATGTCAAAGATGCGAAAAACGTTATGTCGCGTAGTGCTGAAATGGAAAAAGAGTTTAATAAACACATACCTAGTAAAGTAGAAAATATTGACCCTAGAAATTATGTGATTAATATGCTATCAAATATTTTTAGAGTTGTCCAAATGAAGATTGATAAAGATGAGATGCTTGTACCAATGGATATTTCCGACGAAGCAGGACTTATTGCTAAGGCTGTTATTGAATCACAAACCGAAGAAGAGGGTGGTGCAGTTATTAATAACTATATGTGTACTCGTAAAGATATTCCATATGAACTTAAGGACTGGATTTATGGGATTATCATGCACCATTTTTACTATCTTAAAAAGGAACGAGACGAAGATGTTGAAAGTACCATTTATGCAGATAACAAGCCGGTTGTGACTTATAAAGGGGACATCTAAATACGAAGCTGATGTTACTATTGGTAATGACTGGGAACTTACCGACGCTGTACGAGACGTCGTTACTATGCTGAAAGTAGTCTTTAAAATTCATTGCAAAATTGAAGAGTTCAAGATGACAGAGGAAGATTATAAAGAATTAGATCATATCACAAATCGTCTACGTTCTATGGTTAATGATGGAACTATTTCTAAAGAACTAATGTTACAATTGATCGATAAGCATTTGCTTTTAAATAAAGACGTACTAATTTTTCAATTATTTAATCCGGTCCGAGAGTTGAATAACTCTGAATTTTTAGAAAAGGCTAAGTCAATTCTCAACGACTTATTCGAAAACATCATCCTTTGTCGTGACCAAAATATCCCGTTACCTAAACGATTGGCTTATTGCTCCGAACGAGAAACTAAATATGACGATCTTGCCACTTTGGTTTTAGAGGGTCATATTAACTTTAGAGAGTTGGCGGGTATTATTAACGACTATCCTAATTTACGAGTTGCTGAGAAAAATCATCTTCTCGAATCCATTGTTGCATCTGCTTACAAAATCTCAGATGAACCCGAAAATGAAAAGCCCGAATTCTTAAATAAGAAGTTCTATATTCCAGATGAGATTCTAGAAGATCTTAAGGAACCCGAAGAAGAGCCCGAACGCAAACGTACTGTTCTTGGAATGATCTTCCCGTTTAGACTGTAGGAGGATTCTATGTCTATACTTAAAAATAGTAAAAGTATTGAAATCAAGAGTTTTGGTATAGTTAATACTAAGGAATCTCATGCTCACGAACGAAATAAGAAGTCCATTCTTCTAAATAAGGTTATTTACGATAGCTCTGTAGTATATGATGAACCCGTAAAACTAATGGTTAAGTTTGTTGGGCCTGAAGGTAATATTTATGATTTAAGTTTTGGCTATGTGTATAGTATTGACTATTGGCCGAAAGATAAATATTTCGAAGTTCAAACATTCAAAAATGGTGAGTACATATACTATCAAATTCTGAAAGAAGATGTAATTGACGTTTTTGAGATTGGCGCGACATCAATTTCCCGAGGTCTCTATGCCTCAGGAAGAACCTAAAAATATCTATGAGGAACTGGAGGAGTTGTTCGTTAAAAAGAATGAGCATATCAAAGTTCTTCTAACTAGTGGTGCCGGTAAGACTGATATTACGCCATTGGCTATATTGGATTATAAGAACAAAACATCTGAATCGGTTAATGGGTATGATCTCATGGTAGCTTTAGATTGTCTTATTCCCAATTTAAGTAAAGAAGTATTGGAACATTTTATTGATGTTGCAAATAATGTATTGAAACTGAAGGATTTTGATCATGAGTAAATTTTATAGCGGTGAGAGGTCTATACGAGGATATCTCAATGAAATTGAGAATTACTACGAACTTATGAAGAAATCTAAAGATTTTGATCATTATTTACATTATCTGACCTTGGTTAAAAATCAAATTGAATTTCTTTCTCAATATATCTATGAAACGGATAAATTAGAAGAATTCAAATACTGTTTAGACCATACAGGAATTGATAACAATATGTGCTCTATTATAATCAAGACAGTAGAACTAAATATTCATTTCATGGTTAAGGGTATGGCATATATTCGTATAAACAAAGAAAAGGAAGTTCTAAAGAAATGGCAAAAGCTCTTAAACTTGACTCCGGATACCACGGGGAAATAAGGGTTGGTAAACCTAGCTATAGAAAGGTTACTAACAATGGTGTCACTAAACATATTCACGTCGTAGACTCAGACACTTGGAAAAATATCCGAGAACAAATGGGTCTGGTGGAAGAAAGGATTGAAAGTAACTCGATGTATGAGGTCATTGAACGCTTTGAGAAAATTCCACCTCACTATATTCCTGATTACAAACATTCAGGAGACATTATAAAACTAAAGGAGAAACAAAATGACAATTAACATTGACACAGCAATTGACTGGATGCAAGCACGCAAGGGACAAGTATCCTACAGTATGACATCTCGCGATGGTGATGACTCTTACGACTGTTCATCATCAGTATATTATGCACTACGCAGCGCAGGAGCTGCGTCTGCGGGTTGGGCCGTAAATACTGAATACGAGCACCAATGGCTCATCGACAACGGATACGAATTGATTTCCGAGAACACACCCTTCACTGCTAAACGTGGCGATATCTTCATCTGGGGACGTAAGGGATATTCTTCAGGAGCTGGCGGACACACTGGTATGTTTATCGATGGAGACAACATCATCCACTGTAATTATCCTTACGATGGCATCTCAATCAATGACCACGATGAACGCTGGGCTTATGCTGGTAAACCATATTATTACATCTACCGCTTGACAAACAACGACGCTGCTCCTGCGCCTGTTAAGAAAGGCTGGCAAGAAGACTCTAAGGGCTTCTGGTGGGCGCGTGGTAACGGTACATATCCTGCTTCTCGCTTCGAGTATATTGAAGAAAATCGCTCATGGTTCTACTTCAATTCTGAAGGATATATGGTTGCTGAAGATTGGGTGAAACACACTGATGGTCATTGGTATTACTTTGACAAAGACGGCTACATGGCTACGTCTTGGAAGAAGATCAAAGGATATTGGTACTACTTCAACCGTGACGGCGCTATGCAAACCGGTTGGGTGAAATATTTCGACGACTGGTTCTATCTTGATCCAAAAGATGGAAATATGCTCAGCGATCATTTCATTCGCTACAACGATGGTTGGTATAAGCTACTTCCTGATGGACGTCTTGATACTAAGCCAGCATTTACTGTTGAGCCTGATGGTAAGATTACCACAGATACTGAAAATACACGTAAATAGTTGGTGGGACTATGGGTAAAAAGAACACAAATCCTATAGTCCTCGACGCATTTGACGCGGTTTATATTCATGATAAGCAGGGTTTAGTGACTGGATGGAAGCTTGTATTGAGCCGAAATCCGGTCCTTACCACGCTTTATGGAGAGGTTATTCGGGCTAAAATTAGCGGTTTTGAGTACCTTGTTAGGGTCGCTGACAGGTATCAAACGGACAATAATCTGGTAAATCGGGTCGAAATTTCGTGGATTAAGAGGTCTAAATAGTGGTATTTTACTATAATATTGTGGGAAATTGGGTGGATTTTAGGGTTGAAACGACTCGAAATTACATCGATATTTTAGGAAAACTGATGGATTTTGGCATAAAATTGGTCAAATTTGGGTGTTTAGCTGCACGTTTTTTTTTGTGCAGCACATGAAAATTTTACGGGCAGCACGAATTTTTGCTATAATATTTGAGGTAACTGCACGAAAAAACATGGGGAAAACATAAAAAAACCGAAAATACACAGGAAAATCTCACATTTTCTATTGTATATAGGAATGAGTTAAAAAGTGTACTGTATATAATAACAATAGGGAAATGCGGGCAAAAACATGTGTGAGGCACGAGGAGGTAAAAATTAGTGGATTTTTTAGATGTGTCTGTGAAAAAGTTCACTTCCAACAATCGTACCGTTGATTATGAGGTTTCTCCTGACTTTATATTTGGCGATGCTAAAGACTTGGTTGTTAAAGGTTCCAAGTTTTATGCATATTGGAATGGAAGTTTCTGGGACACTAAACAGAAAAACCTATTTTATGATATTGACTCTCTGCTTTGGCGTAAGGCAAGAGAATTAGAAGACGGACGTCCGGGTCTGAGAATTGATGTTAAAGAGATTCGAAAAGCCTCTGCCGGGAAGTTTCGTTTATTTGCAGATTTCTGTAAAGCTTGTGAAGCTAGTGAGATTTCTTTCAACCAGAAAGTGTTATTCGCGGGTCATAAGATGCAGAGAAGAGATTACGCCACAACGCAATTGACTTATTCTCCACAAGAAGGAGATGCAGTTGCATTTAAAGAATTGATTGGTACCTTATATCTTCCTAAAGAACTTGACAAGATATTGTGGTTCATGGGAGCGTTATTTACGAACAACATGTACAAGATTGAGAAGTTCATGTATTTGTATGGTTCAAAAGGTAGCGGTAAAGGTACTGTCTTAAAAATATTCCGAATGCTGTTTCAGGAATATTGTGGAACCATTGATTTGAAATTGCTGACTAGTTCGGACCAATTTGCAACGGGACAAATTCAGGAAGTTCCATTGTTGATTGACGAGGATACTGACATCAGTCATATTTATAACGACACTCCGTTATTGAAACTGACAAGTCACGAAACTATTTCTGTCAACAAGAAATTTAAAGAACCTTATGATGTTAAATTTATTGGTTTGTTAATCACGGCCTCCAACCAACGCTATAAAGTTCGAAACGTAGACTCGGGTATTACTCGACGTGCTATTGTTGTTAACCCGAGTGGACAGAAAGTAAGTCATACGAAATATAATCAACTCATGAGCCAAATCAAATACGAACTACCATATATTGCTAACATGGCAATTCAAAGATTTGAAGAATTGGGTTTTGATTACTACGATGATTATTTTGATGTCGACATGGCAGAACAGACCGACCATATCTTTGACTTCATGCGAACCAATGCGATTCATATGCAACATGGTATAACTCTTAAACAAATCAGTGAGTTATATCGTGAGTATCTGGAAGATATGGGGTGGAAGACGGACGGATACAAAGCAACCATCAAGAGAGAGGCTCTTAGATATTTTGACACAATGCTTAAAGATAGTCATATCGATGGTATGCGTGTTAACAATTATTTCAAAGGGTTCAGATGGAATGTTGCATTCCCTGAAGGTGTCGTAGGTACAACTGAGGCAAATGATACTGTTATTCCAGACGACTGGTTAGATTTCAATTATCACAACGAGGTGTTTAATAAACTAGCAGCTGAATATCCTGCGCAGCTGGCTTTACGAAATGGTAATCCATCTGAAAAATGGGATAATGTCGTGACTACTTTATCCGATATCAAAACAAGCAAGTTGCATTGGGTTAAGGTTCCACTTAATCATATTATCATTGATTTTGATTTGAAAGACGAGGAAGGGAATAAAAGTCTTGATTTAAATATTGAGGCAGCTTCAAAATTTCCACCGACTTATGCGGAGGTCTCAAAATCGGGTCACGGTATTCATTTGCATTATATCTACGACGGTAATGTCAATGAGTTAAATAATTTGGTTGACAAGCATATTGAAATCAAAGTGTATAAAGGCAACGCCTCTCTGAGACGGATTGACAAAGCATCCAACAACTTACAACCATCTCATATTTCATCGGGCTTGCCGTTGAAAGAGAGAAAGGATAAGACGATGTATGAGCATGTGAAAGAAATCACATATACAGAAAAGACGTTGCGTAATTTCGTCAAGAGGCAATTGGGACAGATTGAGGGTAAAGAACCCAGTCACCCAAATACAAAGCCAACTATTGATTTTATTGCTAGTGAAATTCAGAAAGCTTTTGACATGGGTCTTGAATATGACTTGACTGATTTGAAGCATGATGTATTTCTTCGAGCGTTGCGTTCAACGAACAACAAAGAATATTGTGTTGCAGTATTTCAAAAGATTCCTTGGTCGTCTATTCGAGATGATGAGGGAGCTACTGAAAATAAGCTTACAAACTTCACGAAGATATATCCAAAAGAAGAATTGGTGTTCTTCGATATTGAGGTATATCCTAATCTGTTTGTAGTCGTCTGGAAGAAATACCATGATGACGAATTTACAAAATGGATTAACCCAACTCCAGATCAGATTGAATATTTGTTGAGTTTCCCTATCGTTGGATTTAATAACCGACGATACGATAACCATATTCTCTATGCTCGATTACTTGGATGTAACAATCTTGAGTTATTCCGTCAGTCATATAGAATTGTCAACGAAAAAAATGCGAAGAGTGGAATGTATGCGGCGGCTTACGAATTAAGCTATACCGATATTTACGAGTACGCTCAGAAGAAACAATCGCTTAAACGTTGGGAAGTTGATCTTGGTATCAAACACGTCGAGATGGAAATTCCTTGGGACCAACCTGTTCCTGATGAGTTAATTCCTGTTGTTGTTGATTACTGTGTTAACGACGTTGATGCAACTGAGAAATTGTTCGACGCTATTTATGCAGACTATGTTGCGCGTGAAATCTTGGCTACAATTGCTAAAGGTTCGATGAATGCAACTAACAACCAATTGACAGCTAAATTTATCTTTGGTGATGACCCACGTCCACAAGACAAATTTAATTATGTCAACCTCGCGACCATATTCCCAGGATACAAGTATGAGTTCGGTAAGTCATATTACCGTGGCTTTGAAACTGGTGAAGGAGGATTTGTATATGCCGAACCTGGTGTATACAAGAATATCGCTTTGCTTGACGTTGAGTCAATGCATCCTAACTCTCTTGTAAATATGAACTACTTCGGTCCATATACTCAACGATATGCTGACTTGTTGAAGGTACGTGTATTGTTGAAACACAACAAGATTGATGAAGTTAAACAAATGTTTGATGGTGTCTTGGCTCCGTTCTTGGATAATCCAGAATATCTCAAACCTTTGGTAACCGCATTGAAGATCGTAATCAACTCTGTTTACGGAATGACCTCTGCTAAATTTGATAACAAGTTCAAACACCCAGATAATATTGACAACATCGTTGCAAAACGTGGAGCATTATTTATGGTCGATTTGAAATTTGCTATAGAAGAGCAAGGATATCAGGTTTGTCATATTAAGACTGACTCTGTTAAGATTCCAAATGCAGATGAGAAGATTATTAAATTTGTTGAAGACTTCGGAGCTCAAGAGAAGTATAGATATCGATTTGAACATGAGCATACTTATAAACGTATGGCTCTAATCAACAACGCTGTTTATATTGCTCAACTTGAAAATGATGCTTGGTCGCCAACTGGAGCAGAGTACGCCAATACATATTTGTTGAAACGAGTATGGACAAAAGAGGAATTGGTTGATAAAGATTTCTTCATCACCAAACAATCGAAAGGTCATATTTATCTCGGTGACGAATTCGTTGGTAAGGTTGGCTCTATTTATGCATCTAAGACTGGTGCGGAATGTATGTGGACAGAAGATAATGAAAACTTCAAGTCCATTACTGGAACGAAAGGATATTTGTTCAAACAAACAGATAAGTTTGATATTGAAGATGTTGATTTCAGCTTCTACGATAAGATTGCTGTCGATGGTCTTAAGAAAATCATGAAGGTTGGCGATATCAAAGATATTGTTGACGACATGCCTAAGGACTATGTTGACGATCTTGAACTTCAAGACAAATATCCAAGCACACAAACCATTTCTATCGATCACGGAACTCTCAAAATCAAAACATCTGAGAACTCGTGATTGAATTTTCCCGCAGGTTGATTTTAGGCTTCGCAGGATTTACATGGCACATAATAGAGAGGAAGAACAAAATTCTGCTGATTTGTTCTCTTCTCTTCTTTTTTGAAAACAATGTCAGACTAACGTCAGAATAGAAAGGACATACTAATGACAAAGATTTCACAAATTTCAGATTCCCAGATTATTCTGGAAGAAGTGGATTTTCTCTTCGCTCGTAACTTCACAGGGCGTCAAGAAAAATACAACCGCGCAGGAGATCGTTATTTTAACGTTAAGGTAAACCCAGAAGATGTTGACTTGCTCTTATCTTACGGTGTAAACATTAAGAAATACGAACCTAAAGATGTTCCAGATGATCTCGCAGCTAAGATGGAAGAAAATCCAGACATGTTTGAACCTGCTTATTTCTTCAAGGTCCGTGTATATACACAATTCAACCTACCAAGTATTGCAATTATTTATGATAATGGTAATACTCCGGTTGATGCTGATATTGATCCACGTGATCGCATGTATCTTACAGAAGAAAGTCAACTATCACTTATTGATGACTTAGAAATCTCAATTTGTGATATGACTATTGCTCGACGAGACCCAAGTCCAGATGGACAGTATGCTCGTCTCAACCTTAAGAATGCTTATATTCGTGTAGCGGACAACCCACTCCGTCGTAAATATGGCTTCTAATAAAATTGAATTATACGACTATCAACGTCAGGCAGTTGATAGATTGAATAATGGTTCCGTATTGTTAGGGAAGGTCGGTTCTGGTAAATCCTTTACCGGCCTATTTTATTATTTGAAGAATCACAAAGACTTACCATTGTATATTATCACAGTAGCTAAAAAGCGAAACGATAAAGAGTGGCATAGAGATATGGAAGCTCTAGGTATAAATGGGACTGTTGATTCTTGGAATAATATTACCAAATACACTGATGTTGAAAACGCATTCTTTTTATTCGACGAACAACGAGCAATCGGTTATGGTTCGTGGGGTATGTCTTTTATTAAGATTGCCCGAAAAAATAAATGGATAATGCTAACAGCAACGCCTGGTGATGTATGGATAGATTGGATGTGTTTATTTATTGCAAACGGATTTTACAAAAACAAATCTCAGTTTGTTGATATGCATGTTGAATACAATCCATATTCAAAATTCCCACAGATCAAACGATATCATGGAGTGGACCGATTAGATAGGCTCCGTAGAAGTTTGGTGGTGGCTATGGAAGACTTTAGAAAAACTAAAGTTAACCGACTCACAATTAATACATCTTTTGATAAAGATTTATATTCTCAGGTAATGAAGTCAAGGGTTAACCCATATACGGAAGAACCTATTACCAGCGCTTCGGAATTTACACAAGTGTTGAGAAGAATCGTTAATTCCTCCGACCGTAGAAAAGAAGCCGTCAAGAATGAAATCATGACAAGAGACAAAGTAATTGTGTTTTACAACTATATCTATGAGCTCGACATCTTGAAAGATATTTGTCGAGAATTAAATAGAGCGTATTATCAATACAACGGCAGTAAGCACGAAACTATACCAAACAGTGACTCGTGGATATATTTAGTGCAGTACACCGCAGGAGCCGAGGCATGGAATTGCATAACTACTGATAGCATTCTATTCTTTTCCCTAAACTATTCATACAGGATAATGGACCAGTCAGAAGGTCGAATCAATCGCGTGAATACCTCCTTTGAAAATCTTTATTATGTATATTTCAAAAGCCCGGCTTCAATTGATGACGCAATATCTAGGTCTATAAAATCTAAAAAGAAATTCAATGAAAGGAATTGGGTGACAAATATATGTCCAGATTGGAGCGCGATTTCCAAAGAGAACTAATCAAGGATATTAAAAGTCGTTTTCCTGATGCTATAGTTAAAAAGAATGACTCTAGCTATATTCAAGGAATACCTGACTTATCAGTAGACCTTGGTCCATATTCCTATCATTTAGAAGTCAAACGTAGTGGAACTGCACCGTATCGTCCTAATCAAGAATATTACTTAAACAAGTATAATTTGACAGGCGGTTGGGCAAGAACCATTTATCCTGAAAATAAGGAGGCTATATTGAATGAGATGGAACAAACATCCCGAGTACGAAGGACATCATAGTTTCCTTAGTGCCAGTCAATGTCATTGGCTTAATTATGATCCGGAAAAACTCGTTGAACGCTTTGAAAATGAGAAGGCTAAACAAAGAGGAACAGAACTTCACGAGTTCGCTAGCTTATCTATTCAACATAGAATTAGATTAGAGCCAGGCCATACACATCCCGCAGTTGCAAATTTTGTTAATGATGCAATCGGATATCGTATGGATAGCGAAGTCTTGTTATTTTACAGTCCTTATGCTTTTGGCACTGCCGATGCAATTCGTTATGATCCACCAACAAAAGATAATCCTCGTGGATTTCTTAGGATTCATGATTTGAAAACTGGTAAGACCAAGCCAAAAATGGAACAACTTCTTGTTTACGCTGCTTATTTCTGCTTGGAGTATGGTCAGAAACCAGAAAGAGTAGATTTCGAATTGCGTATTTACCAAGGTAACAAAATCGATACATATATTCCTGAAGCGGAAGATGTGTACGATGTTTATAATACAATCAAAGAATTTTCGGCGATTCTTGAACGGAAACCCGAATAGAAAGGCATAGTATGGATCTTGAAGAATACTTAATTCATAAAGGTACACCCCACCAAGGTAACACTCCTCATAGTGGACGCTATGCCTGGGGTTCTGGTGAAAATTCATATCAGCGTGCAACCTCGTGGTCAGACACTGTTGCAAAATATCGTAAAAACGGTTTAACTGACACTCAGATTGCTGCAAAGATCGGCATTACTACAACCGAGTTTCGAGCTAGAAATACCATTGCTAATCAAACTGTTCGTTTAAGAAATCAATCTATGGTTATGGAGCTTCATGAGAAAGGTTATGGTCCTACTGAAATATCTCGTAGAACTGGTTTACCGGAATCAACTGTTCGAATGAATCTTAACGAACAAGTTAGGAATAATGTTAATCGTATGGAACAAGTTAAATCGGATTTAAAAGATTTAATTAAAGAAAACCCATATCTTGATGTCGGTCTCGGAGCTGCGCAACAATTAGGTATAAACGAAAATATGCTTAAACGTGCAGTACAACAACTTGAAGCTGATGGCTACCACATGCATAAAGTGTATGTGAAGAATGCCACAAACGACGACCATTGGGTTGAAATGAAAGTTTTAACAAAAGAGTCTAATCCGGATATTGTCAGAGAACACAAACACGAAATCAAACCTCCTAATTTATATAAGACTGAAGACGGAACAACTAAATTAGGATTAAAACCAATTGAACATCTTGATTGGAAACGCGTTGGTATTCGTTATGATGAACAAGGAGGAACCGACAAAGATGGTGTCATGGAATTACGTCCTGGCGTTAAAGACCTTGACTTAGGAAATTCCAAGTATGCCCAAGTTCGTATTGGTGTTGGAGGAACACATTATCTTAAAGGTATGGCTGTTTATGGAGATCCAAAAGATTTCCCTAAAGGCGTAGATGTCATATTCAACACCAACAAGAAACAAGGAACACCTAAAGAAGATGTTCTTAAGAAACTTAAAGATGACCCTGATAATCCATTCGGTGCACAAATTAAACCTAATGGACAAAAAGGTGCTATCAATAAAGTTAATGAAGAAGGTGACTGGGGAACTTGGTCAAAAACCTTATCTTCTCAGTTTGTTTCCAAGCAACCACCTATATTGGTTAAAGGTCGTATTCAAAAGACATATGAGAAACTCCAAAAAGAGTTTGATGAAATAGCCAATTTAAATAATCCTGTAGTCCGTAGAATTATGATGGCAGATTTTGCAAATGGTTTAACCACCAAACGTCATAATTTGAAACTCACAGGTTTTGATCGAATGCGTGGTCAAGTTCTGTTACCTTTATCAGGTATCAAAGCTAATGAAATCTATGCACCGAACTTTAAGAATGGTGAGAAGGTTGTTCTTGTTCGTTATCCTCATGGAGGAATATTCGAACTGCCCGAACTTACTGTAAACAACAAGCTTGGTAATGGTCCTGCTAAATTTATGAAGGGCGCTAAAGATGCGGTCGGTATTGATTCATCCGTAGCTAGCAAATTGTCAGGTGCAGACTTTGATGGTGATACTGTTATGGTTATTCCTAATAATAAAAACGGTATTAAGACAAGTCGTTCTTTGAAAGAACTTAAGAACTTTGATACTAATCAGTATTATTCTCCAGACAAGAATATTCTTAAGCGTGATTCAAAAGGTAACTGGACAATCAAGCAGAAGACAATGGGTGAAGTATCAAACCTTATTACTGACATGACTCTTAAAGGTGCTAGTCAATCTGAGATTGCTCGTGCAGTAAAACATTCAATGGTTGTTATTGATGCTGAAAAACATAATCTAGATTATAAAAGATCTGAAAGGGAAAATGATATCCCCGCTCTAAAAAAGAAGTACCAAGATCACTACGATGTTATTTCTGGTACTATAAAAAATGGAGCCTCCACTCTTATTTCTAGATCTAAAACAGAGCACCGTACTCTAGAGACATGGTATAAGGATCGAACTCCTGAAGAGCTAGCAGCTAATCCTAGACTTGCTCCTAAGATCAAGAAAACTAAAACTATTTCAACTGATCATGTTGTGGAAATGGTTAAGGATGCTAAGACCCTTGGTTCTGGTACCCCTATCGAAAACATGTATGGGGATTATATCAATGCCCTTGGTAAGATGCGTGACAAAGCCAACAAGGTTGTTGAGTCTTCGCCTAACCTAGTCGTTAACAAGGAAGCTAAACTGAAGTATCGAGACCAAGTAGAGTCTCTACAACACAAGCTTAATACTGCTTTAGCTAACTCACCTAGAGAACGTCAAGCACAGCTCATTGCTAACAAAGTTATAGCTGAGAAGAGAGATCCTGACATGCAGAAGGACCAACTCAAGAAGCTTAAACAACAAGCTATTGCTGCTGCCCGTCTTCAGACTGGTGCTGATGGCGCTAAGACTCGTATCAACATTGAAGATGATGAATGGAAAGCTATTCAATCTGGTGCTGTTAGTACTAAGATGCTTACAGACATCTTACGCTTTGCTAACACCGATAGAGTCAAACAGTTAGCTACACCTAGAGAAGAGAAGTCCCTTAGTCTATCTAATGCATCTAGAGCTAAGTCCATGATTCGTAACGGACACAGCTATGCTGAAGTAGCTGAAGCTTTAGGCGTAAGCATCTCTACAATCCAGAACCTAGTCTAGTAGAAAGGAGAGACAACTGTTATGGAAGATTACTTGCAAGCAACAACAGTAGTTGATACAATGTTAACTACATTCGACAATCCATACAATCCTTTCTCTGACTTTGATTCATGGAAGAAGTGGGATGAAGACAATGGTTACTTCACATCAGAACTACTAGCAGCTGTCATTGGTAACACTGATGATGTGTTAGATGAAGTTGAAGAAGCTCAACGTCATGCTATGGCCATCAACCTAATCATTGATGAAGGTCCAATTGAAGATGTTTGGACTGTTTGTCGTACAGATACACAAACACCGATTCGTCTACCAACTTCTGAAAATGAAAAATCAGAAGAATAAATTCACACCCCCATAGGGGGAGGGTCGCAAAATTTTTCGACCCTTTTGCATCGCCCCACCTCTCCAAAATTTCTCCGGAGTGGTTGAAAGTCCCAATTTGGGATTACTATCTAGGGTGGATGTATGATCAAAAGGAGGATAAACCATGAGCAATGAAATGCAAGAGCATATCAAAGCACTACTAATGTGGTTGATATCTCCTGAGGTACTTAGTCAAATTGGTGTTTACATTGGTGTCGGCGCATCTATCTATGGGGTTGGCATCAAAGCTTTTAAAAAGTTATGGATCAGCCTTGAAGCGAAACAGAATGATGAGATTGATAGCATTAAAAACTCTATCAATGCTCTCACAGTCAGCTTTCAAGAACTTCATAGAAATCAAGAAAGAGATTTTCTTAGACTACAGATAATTACTGGCATTCATTCCGGTAGATTATCTGAGAGCGAGATTCTCTACCTGTACGATCAATACAAAGAGAAAGGCTACAACTCGTATGTCTCTCGTGTTGTTGACGACTATGTGGAGGAACTCCGAGCTTCGAATAAGGAGAAAGAAAAATGACAATTGCAGTAGATGATATTATCACATTGGTAACTTTAGTTATCGTATTTGCACCGGTAGTATTGAACCTAGTTAAGTACCTCGGGGCAGCAACGCACAACAAAGCAGTAATCACACTCGCTGAGCGAGCTCTAATTATTGTAACAGCATTAGACAATATGCTAATTGAAAACACTTCTAAGAAAAAAGAAGCTTTGGATAAGCTATTGTCTTACGCATCAGAAACAGGTGTGAAACTTACATCTGAACAAGCATCTGACTATATTGAACATGCCGTTCAAGAACTTCGCCGTCTTCAGCAATCTCAACCAAAAGAGGTGACTGAGTATGGCACGGAAGAAAAGTGATGCAAAACCTTTACCTCCCGGACTTACTCCGGAAGGTATGCTTGATAAGCTAACTATGAAAGCTTTCAATCTTGCAAATAAACAGCTTGATGACGGATCAATAGCTCCAAGTACTTTGAATGCCTTGTTGCGATTTGGTACAGCAGAGCGTGAATTACAACTTGAAGCTATGCGATCCAACAAGAAATTATCAGATTCTAAAATCGAATTAATCGAAAGTGAAGTTAAAGGAAAGGGCGACAGCGAGGCAGTCATAGCAGCTATTCGCGGCTATGCTCCATCTGAAGAACTATAAAAATGATTCAAAATGATTACAACCGAGAAAACTTACGTGATCTCAGCTATAAAAAACTTTTGACTTTTGATAATTTCGGAGATAGACTGAATTTCCTATCCCTTATGAATAGGGGATACAAATCGCCTAGAGAAATTTCTAACGCTTTCTACAAATCCAGAATTTGGAGAGATATGCGTGATTATATTATTGCTCGTGATCTTGGATACGATTTGGGCGTAAAGGATGTCGAAATAGAAGGCCCGCCTCTAGTCCACCATATGATTCCTCTAATTGAAGAAGACATATTAGAATGGCGCGAAGACATTATCCTAAACCCAGATCTATTAATCACAACATCATATAATACGCATAATATAATCCATTACGGATTTGGTAGAGTTCAATCAATGAACTACGTAGAAAGATCTCCGGGTGATACTAAATTATGGTAGGTGAACTATATGACGATTCTTAATGATATTAAGACATCTGTAGATTTCGCTTCCGAAGAAGATACTGGTTATGACGATAGATTGTTATTGGAATTGGATGGAATTGTCGGTGAGTTATCTCAACTTACAAATGTCCAATTAACTTTCGAAGCTAAGAAAGATACTACTTGGGAATCATTGATTCCTAATAAAGATCCGAATCTTGTTCGATTGGTTAAGCAATATGTGCTTGTATCAATTCGTTTGAAGTTCGATCCTCCTGTAGGTAGTATTCTAACTTCTTTAGAAAGATCCTTACAATCGACGGCACATCGAATAATCTTACAAACTAGGGAGGGGTCTAATGAATGATGTAGATAAAGATCTTCTCCACGCAATTGAAACCGCTAGTTCCGATGACATACTTGAACATTTCGGAGTTAAAGGAATGAAATGGGGTTTCAGACGAAGTCCTTCAAAATGGCTGCATTCTAAGACGAGGCAAGCTCGAAAAGAAAGTAAAGCTGCTCGTAAAGCTTGGAACATGAAGTACCATAAACGTCATTCGATGACAGAACATGATCTTCAAGCAGCAACAAGACGACTCCGTATGGAGAATGATTTCGCCGAACAAGTACGGCGTGCAAACCAAATTGCTGATACCCGTAAACCTAAGAAAGAACATGGTAAGTTTGCTAAAGACATTGGACGATCAGTGACTAATTCAGTTATTGATACTGGTGTCAAGACTATTGTTGGAGATCTTATGAAGAACAAAACGAATAAGTATTCTCCTATAACTAATGTTACTTTAGATCAGTTCCGAAAATTGAAAGAAGAAAATCAAGGGGCTATTAATAAAGTTCGAGGTATTTGGGGCTTTTAGTTAGGGGCATTTTTCTTTTATGGTATTATCTAATAAAGCTTATCCGGAAGAATATATGAAGTTCAAAGAAGCAGTTCTGAGAGGTGAAATTCCGGTTAATCGCACGGTCTCTCTGGAAATGAACCGAATTGACTTCTTAATTGAGTCTCCGGATTATTACTATGACGACAAAGCGATTCAAGGGTTTATTAGATTTTGTGAAAACGAAATGACCCTTACCGACGGAGGAGATGTAACTCTCTTGCCGTCTTTTAGATTATGGGCAGAATGTGCCCTAGCGTGGTTTTACATTTCTGAGGATAATGTCTACAATCCAAAACTTGGAAAGTGGGAGATCCGAAAGAAATTCAAGCGACTCACGAACAGACAGTATCTTATTGTCGGACGTGGTGCTGCAAAATCACTATACTCAACATTCATGCAAGCGTACATGCTTCTAATTGACACTGCTACAACTCACCAAATAGTTACTGCGCCTACAATGAAACAGGCGGAGGAAATTATGGGTCCTTTTAGGACTGCGTTGAGTAGGGCTAAAGGTCCACTAATTGGTTATATGACACAAGGTTCTAAAATGACCGGAAATCTAACCAAAAAGCAATTATTAGCGTCTACTAAGAAGGGTGTTGAGAACTTTGCAACGAACAGTCTATTGGAAATTCGTCCAATGTCTAGAGACAAACTTCAAGGTCTTCGTTGTAAGTATGCATCCGTTGATGAGTGGCTTTCTGGTGAAGTCAAAGAAGACGTAATCGGAGCTATTCAACAGGGTGCTAGCAAAAATGACAATTATCTCATAATCGCTACATCTTCCGAAGGGACTGCTCGTGATGGTGTCGGAGATACTATCAAGATGGAGCTTATGGATATTTTGGAAGGTCGATATTTTAACCCTCATGTATCTATTTGGTATTATCGACTGGATGATGTACGAGAAGTTGCTAATCCCGAGTTATGGATGAAAGCAAATCCTAATCTTGGAGCTACTGTAACTTATGAAACATATCGAGATGAAGTCGAACGTGCTGAAAATCAACCGGCAACTCGTTCAGATACGCTCGCTAAACGTTTCGGAATACCTGTTGAGGGTTATACTTACTTCTTCGTCTATGAAGAGACAATTCCACACAGACCTCAAAACTTCGATGGCTTGGAATGCGCCTTGGGTGCTGACTTATCACAAGGTGATGATTTCTGTGCGTTCACATTTCTATTTCCTCTTGGCCATGGACGATTTGGTGTTAAAACTAGATCGTATGTTTGTGAGTCTAAATTAAGAAAACTAACTTCCGCAATGCGCAATAAGTATGATGAATTGATTTCTGAGGGTACACTTGTTGTTATGCCAGGAGTTATTCTTGATATGGAACGAGTATATGACGATGTATACAACTTCGTATACCAACACAAATATACTGTTTACGCATTTGGATATGACCCGTATAATGCTAGAGAATTCGTCGAAAGATGGATTCGAGACAATGGTGAATACGGTGTAGAAAAAGTTATTCAGGGTGCTAAAACCGAATCTGTACCGATGGGCGAATTAAAGAATTTGGCTATGGAACGCATGTTAATATTTGACGAAGAATTAATGAAATTTGCAATGGGTAATACTGTTGCAATTCAGGACAACAACGGTAACTACAAGTTATCTAAACGTCGTTCTGATGAGAAAATCGATAACGTTGCTGCGTTAATCGATGCTTGGGTTGCGTACAAGCGTAACCAAGATTTATTTGGATAGAAAGGCATATTTAGTTATGGGCACTTTTACCGATGGACTAAAGCATGCTTGGTCTATGTTTAAAACTGATTCCGCATCATTTGTGGAAACCGAAAAAGTATTCCAGATTCCTAACGAACCTAGGGCATTGAATCCAAACAATTCAATACCCACTCGAACGTTTTCTAGATCAGCAATTTCCTCCATGATTTTTAACCGTATTGCTATTGATGCATCTATGGTTAAATTTCAACATGTAAAGATTGATATGGAAAAAGAAAATCAAGTGGTTCAAAGGTCTTCTTCTCTTCAACGATTGTTTGAAGTAGAAATGAACGTGGATCAATCTAGCACAGATTTCTTCCATGATTTGGTTTATTCATTATTTGACGAAGGAGTAGTTGCTGCTGTCCCTCTAGAGGCAACAATTAATCCTATGGAGTCCGATTCGTATGATATCAAAGCAATGCGTGTCGGAAAAATAATGGAATGGTTTCCAACTAAAATCCGGGTAAAAATTTATAATGAGGCTAAGGGAGAATTCTCCGAGATAATTGTGCCTAAGAAAATGTGCGCTATTATCGAGAACCCTTTGGCTAATATCCTTGGAACCGAGAATCCTACTATGACTCGTTTGATTCAAAAACTTTCGATTTTGGATAAGCAAGATTTGGAGTTGATTTCTAACAAATGGAATATCATTCTACAACTACCTAATCCGGTTCGAAATGATCTCAAACGAAATGAAGCGAATGCTCGTATTGGGGATATTGAAGGACAGTTGAAAGACTCTAAAATGGGTATTGCATATATTGGGGCTGATGAGAAAATTACTCAGCTTAACCGACAAATCAATTCCAATCTTATGGATGAGGTTAAGTACTTAACCGAAGAATTGTTGGGACAACTAGGTCTAACTAAAGCTATTTTAGATGGAACCGCTAGTGCCGATCAAATGCAAAATTACTATACTCGAACTATTGATCCTATTGTCACCAGAATTAAAGAAGAATTCCAACGTAAATTCATCACTAAAACTGGGTATACACAAGGACATAGAATTGATACATATAGTAATCCTTTCAAACTTGTACCTACTGGTCAATTGGCTACAATTGGCGATTCATTATTGCGAAACAGAATTCTTACATCAAACGAATTTCGTGCTATTATTGGTTATGGACCTATCGAAGATCCTATGGCTGATCAATTGTACAATCCGAACATCTCAGATGCAAGACAAGATGTTTCTATACCTGGGTCTGTCGGGTCCCCTGAAGAGGAAGCTTACTCTGATTACCCTCCTGAGTACAGCGAAGAAGATCTTCAAAATGGCGGCAAATAATAATGGAGGAAAATCATGGAATGAGCAAACATCCCGAGTATGACTTCGCGGGTTACGTAACTCGCAACGACACCCGTTGTACCGATGGTGTTATTATCCGACATGGTGCTTTTGCTGGTAATGATGGTCAAAAAGTTCCTCTGGTATGGTCTCACGATCATAGTAACCCAGACAACATTATTGGCCATGTGTTATTGCATAATGCAAACGATGGAGTTTATGGACAAGGATTCTTTAATGGTACGCCATCAGCGAAGCAAGCTAAAGAACTTGTTCAACATGGTGACATCTGGTCCATGTCTATTGGGGCTAATCGTATTAAACGTACCCCAAGTAATGACGTTATTCATGGAAATATCTATGAAGTATCTCTCGTTGTAGCTGGAGCAAATCCAGGAGCGGTTATTACCGAAGTCCTACAACACTCACAAAATCCCGAAGAAGGAGAAACAATCATTATGGAAAGTAATGAACTTATTCACTCATCACAAGATGTATTGGTAGGTCAAGAACGCATCAGCTTGTTTGACCGTATCCAACACGCAGATGAAGGTGAAGCTACTGATATTGTTGATGGCGTATTGTCAACACTAACCCCAGACCAACAAGAAGCTGTTGCTATCTTGGTCGAAGCATCTACTGATTCTGCTTTGGAAAACTTTGAAAATCAAGTAGCCGAAAACTTTGACGCTGCTGTTGAAGATCAAGTTGATAGTATTCTTGAAGAACTTGCTAATAGCGACGATGAAGAAGAAATTGAACAATCAGCCCTAGGAGGAAACACTATGCACTACAACGCGTTCCAAAACGTGTCAAACAACACTGACGAACTCCGTCACTCACTTGAAGATGCTCTTGCTACTGCTAAAGATTCAGGCCGCAAACTAAGTCAAGTGTTGACCGAATTTGAACACGGTGACACTTTGAAACACTCAATGAACAACCTCGATTTGTTGTTCCCAGATCATGCCCTACAAGGCGGTATTCAAGTACTTTACTCACCTAACACTGCTACAGAACATATTCTTAGCCGCGTTACAAAAGTACCCACTGCTTTCGTTAAGTCTCTTATGACTGACCTTACAAACCTTACTGACGAACAACTTCGTGCTAAAGGTTACATCAAGGGTAAAGAAAAGAAAGAACAAATCATTGGATTCCTTTCTCGTAAAACTGACCCTCAAACAATCTATAAAAAACAATCGATTGACCGTGACGACCTTATTGACATCAGCCAACAATTGGACGTAGCTGCTTTCTTCCGTCAAGAAATGCGTATCAAACTCAATGATGAAATTGCGCAAGCGATCATGGTTTCTGACGGACGTGAAACTGGTTCGGAAGACAAAATCAAAGAAGATAAGATTCGTCCTATCTCTAAAGATGATGACTTCTATACAATCAAAGCTAAATACAATCCAAACGCTATGTTGGACGTATTCGAAATCGTTGCTGAGCAAAAGACTAAGATGCTTGGTTCTGGAACACCTACATTGTATGTAAACCCATTGTTCCTTACTAAACTTCGCTTCTTGCGCAATAAGAACGGTAACTGGGTATTTGGTGGACAACAACCCGCTACCAAAGAATACCTCGCGTCATTGATGGGTGTTGCTGATATTGTTGAAAGTAACTTTATCAAAGAACAAGAAATGATCATGGTTAACCTTGCTGACTACCAAATCGGTACAAACAAAGGTGGAGAAGTTAACACATTCGAAGACTTCGATATCGACTTCAACAAACACAAATATCTTATCGAAACTCGCTTGTCTGGTGCTCTTGTTCGCGCTAAAGCTGCTGTATACTTTACTCCAGATGCATCTGTTGCTCCTCGTGCTCACCAAGCCGATGTTCAATCTCAAGCTGCCGGAGCTCAAGCTGCTCGTGCAGGAGTTCCTGGAGGATAAGAATGAAGTATTCGGGTAATGCAGGTTTTCGATTGGAGGATGTCGAAGTAGAACCTGGTGTCTATGAACCAAAGATTGTTGTCAAACCTATCAAAGGTGACTTGATTAACGACACTACGTTTCGTAATCAAAATAACAGCAAATCTACAATAGACAATGTTCAAATCACCAATCGTCTTTCAATCGTTGCCCATCCATTCTTAATGAAGCACATCACAAATTTGTTATATGTTACATTCATGGGACAGAAGTGGAAGGTTGAGCGTTATGCTATTAAATCTCCACGAATTATTTTGGATTTAGGAGGATTATATAATGAGCAAGCGAATGCATATCCAGGACTTGCTGGAGAAAGCAGTAACTAAACTTGGGGAATCTTATAAAATCATCTATAATCCAAACCCAAGTAGCAAACTAACATATCCATGTATTCTATATAGACGACATGGTATTGATAAGCGACATGCGGACAATACCAGATATTATTCGCATGAAACTTATCAATTGACAATTATTGACAAACGTGTGGATTCTCCGATAATTGATGTATTATTGGACAATCCCCATTGTCGATATCAACACGAGTTCATTGTTGACAACATGAACCATACAATCTTAGAAATTACAACTGGAGGTAAAGCCTAATGGCAAAACTCGTATTCGATGAAATTGGAAAACGTTTCTACGAAACCGGTGTCTCTGAAGCGGTTCTTTATCCACAAGATGAAACTGGTAACTACCCTAAAGGTGTAGCTTGGAACGGTATCACTGCTGCTAACGAAAATCCTACTGGTGCCGAAGCTAGTGAACACTACGCCGATAACATGCTATTCTTCTCAATCACAGGACCTGAAAAATTTGAAGGTACTATTGAAGCATTCAGCTCACCAAAAGAATTTGATGCTTGTGACGGTATGGCAGAACCTGTTAAAGGTCTTCGTGCGCATGGCCAAGCTCGTCAACCATTTGGATTTGCATTCAAATCTATTCTTGGTAACGACGTAAAAGGCGAAAACTTTGGATACAAGATCCACTTGTGGTACGGCTGTAAGGCCGCTCCATCTGAGCGTTCATACAGCACGGTGAATGAGTCACCAGAACCACAAAACCCATCATGGAGTGTTAAATCTACTCCTGCTAAATTCACAGGACACAAACCTGTTTCAACTTTGACAATCGTTTCAACAGATGTTGAATCAGAAAAACTTAAGAAGTTGGAAGACGCTTTGTACGGTACTGAAACTGAACAAGCGTACTTGCCGCTTCCAGACAAAGTTAAAGAATTGTTGTCTTAATTAACAAAGGAGGTATTCATACATGCTAAAACAGAAAGTTCAATACGAAGACTTTGATGGTGCAACTCAAGTCGAAACTCTTTTTTTCAACCTTAACCGTATGGAATTGATCGATCTTCAAGCTCGCTATGGTAAAGAAGACATGGCTAAACACATCGAAAAACTTGTTGAAGACAAGGACATCGAAAAAGTATATGCCATTCTTAATGACATTGTCATTAGCGCTTATGGTGTTCGTTCTGAAGACGGTAAACGTTTTATCAAAAACGATCAGATTCGGGAAGAATTCAAACAATCTCTTGCATATGATGCTTTGATCGAAGACTTCCATGATGAAAGCCGCAAAGTTCTTGAAACATTCATTACAGGAATTACTGCTCATATTCGTGGAATCAACAAAGCTGAAAATGCTGTGAGCGCTGTTCAGTAAAAAGCTGTAAGGGGGATGTGCATATTGCATATCCCTTTTATTTTTAAATTTTTTGAGGTGTGAAAATGGCGCAAGAATTTCTAACTTTGCGACTCGATGATACTGAATATTGGGACGACGAAAAAGAAGAATTTATTTCTTCTCCTGGTAAAGAGTTGACTTTTAGATATACTCTTAAGAATTTGGATAAGTGGGAAAGTAAACATGAGAAACGATTTATAGATAATGATAAAGATATTTCTCCAGAAGAAATGCTGGACTTTATTAAAATTATTTGTGATGAAGAATTTGATGTCGACTCGATTTCTCAAGAGAATATGGAAGAAATCATAAAGTATCTAAAACATACACCGTCAGCTACAGTATTGCCAGAGTCTAAAAATTCTGGAGGAGGATATCATCGTAAGAAAATTTACACATCTGAAATAATTTATGGATACATGGCCTTAAACCATATTCCTTTTGAATGGGAAGACCGAAATCTAAATAAATTAATCATGCTTCTAAACTGTGTTGGATCATTACAAGAACCTCCCAAGAAAATGTCTCAAGCTGAAGTTATGGAAGAACACCGCAAGACCGTTCTTGCTAATCGAAGAAAACAAGAAGCTGCCGCAAGGAGTAGAATGCATGGAAAATAATTATATTGCAGTCTCCTTTTCTGATACTATTGAACATTTCGGCGTCAAAGGTATGAAATGGGGTGTAAGAACCCGATATACATTAGATAGAATCAGAAACAGAAGATATTATAAGAAACGTTTAAAAGAAGCTAAACGTCGATATAAGAAAAATCGTCCGGGTAGGTTTTCTAGATCTCTAAAAAATTCTGGAATTGTTTCTCTTGGTTTAGGTGTACTTACTAGGAATAAAGATTTTCTTAATTATGGAATGTCTGGTGTTTTAGGAGCAAAGACCTACGATATTGCTACTGGAGCAGATTCTGCTAGAAGAGTTTATCGAAATGAAAAACGAAGTTTGAGAAATTCTTATAAAGAAACAAAACGACTCCTTAAAAATAATAGGGACAATGATTTGTTAACAAATAAGGTTCTCAAAGTTGCATCAAGTTCCAAACTAAGTGATGTTGATAAAGAGAAACAACTACGAAAAATCGCAGAAAGGATTGGTAACTAATGGCTATATCAGTTTCTGGAGATTTCGGACATTTGGAAAAATTTTTAACAAGACCTAGAACAACCAATATGGATATTTTAGGCAAGGCTATTGTAAAGGCCTTAAAAGATGCGACGCCAAAAGAGTCTGGCGAAACCGCCGAATCATGGGGGTACAGATTAATACCTACATCTAGAGGGATTGATTTGGAGATATACAATAGTCATTTAAATAACGGGGTTAATGTTGCAATGTTAATTCACTATGGCCACGGTACCGGAACAGGAGGGTATGTTCCACCAAGACCATATATTGATAAAGCAATTAATTCTGTTTATAAGAAAACTATCGAAAAGATACTTGAAGATTATTTCAAATAGGTGATTCATATGAAATATAATGACACGATCCAACACTTCGGAATAAAAGGCATGAAGTGGGGTCGAAGAAATCGTCGAGAACATCTTATGAATAAATACCTATCCAAAGGGTATGATATGAATAGTGCTGCCGCTAAAACTGAAAAGCGATTAAAAATCGAAAAAGCTGCTAAAACTGCAGCTATCGTAGGAGGTGCAGCGCTTGGTACATATCTAGGATATAAAGGATACAAGGGTGTTTCTCGTTATCTTGATCAAAAGAGATTGCAAAAAGCCGCAGAACAGCTTAATAAAATCCGTAAAACTAACGAACAGATAAAATCTGGTAAAAACTCAAAAATCAAAGGTTTTGGCGGAAAAATTAAGGATGTTGTAAAAGAAGCTCATCGTAAAGATACCGAGCGTTTTACAAAACAAATGGACGAAGCAATTTTAAAGAAAGCCGCTAAACAGGCTTCTAAATCAAACGCAGATTCTTATGCGGATAATATTCTGAAAATTGCTCAACAAAAACCTGGAATTCTTGGACGAAGAAAACCAGAATCTATAGCAGATACGAAACGTAAGATTTCAACAATTGCTGATAATTTCGCAAAAGCTAAACGTCAAATGAATTCTACAGGTAAAACCATTGATTCAATTGATACTCAAGCTTTAGAAACTGTTAAAAAATTGATGCAGAAAAGGTAGGTAACCTATGGCAGGATATGTAGACGAAAAAGTAGCCAAAGTCACCTTAGATAATAAAGGCTTTTCTAAGAATGCTGATGAAGCGATTGCCGCGATCAACAGATTGAAAGAAGCTTTTGCTAAAGTCAACGGTAAAGATGCTACTAGAAACATAGCCTCAGATATGTCGACCATGAATGACACAATTTCAAAATCGACGCAAAAATCTGAGGGACTACTATCTCGCCTTAAAGGAATTTTCTCACGAAGCACTCAAGACATCGATATGTCTGGAGGAGGACGGTCTATTGATAGAATGAATACTGATATTGCTAGCAAGACTGCTAACACATCTTCGATTCTATCCCGTCTCAAGGGTATTTTCCAAAAGGCAGATAATCACGAAGGATTTCCCAATTCAATTAAATCTATTGATGGGTTGAATTCTAAAATCGGAGGCTTCGATGCAAGTCCTCTAGCTAATGCATTTTCTAAAGCAGCTTCCTCAGTACAAAACTCATTATCTGTTATGGATATTGCGGTTGGTAATGTTTTGGGCAACATGCTTCAGAAAGCAATGTCATTTACAGGACAATTCTTTAGAGGTTATGGCGATGGTTTGGCTGAGTATAAAAACAAACTCGGATCAATCCAAACAATCATGACCAATACCGAATGGGAAATTCCAGACTCTTCTACTCGTATGCGTCGAGTATCTGGAGCCTTGGAACAACTTAATGACTATGCGGATAAGACTATTTACTCATTTGCAGATATGACCAAAAACATTGGTACATTTACTGCTGCGGGTGTTAGTCTAGACAAATCCGCAACAGCTATTAAAGGTATTTCCAACTTGGCTGCCGCTTCTGGATCAAGTACGGAACAAGCTTCTACGGCAATGTATCAGTTGTCTCAAGCACTTGCTGCTGGTCGTGTAGGTCTTCAGGACTGGAACTCAGTAGTAAACGCAGGTATGGGTGGTAAACTATTCCAAGATAGACTTACTCAAATGGCCGAGAAGATGGGTCATGCTCGTGATATGAGTAAATCATTCCGTGACTCATTGAAAGACGGTTGGTTGACTTCCGAAGTCTTGCTGGAAACTTTGAGAGAATTCTCCGAAGACCAGTCAATGCTCGATGCTGCAACTAAGGTTAAATCATTCGGACAATTGGTAGATACCGTTCAGGAAGCTATTGGTTCCGGATGGGCACAAACTTGGGAATATTTCCTAGGTGGATTTGAAGAAGCCAAAGAAATGTGGACAAGTATCGGCGATATCGTTAACCCATTTATTAATGATGACCAAGGTAAATACTGGGATGAAGTCTTAGGTATTGAACGAAGTCTCGGTAACTACCGAAATGCTATGCTTAAAACATGGAAAGATTTAGGTGGTCAACAATCATTATTCAATTCTATTAAAAATAGTTTTGAAATTGTGTTCAATGCGATGACCAAATTCCGTGAAGGTTTCAGATCAGTTATTGGTGATTACAAACAATCTGCAAAAACATTTTATAATTTTACCAAAGCGTTAGAGTCTATAACCGAAGGTATCAAAAAGAATCAACTATTTTTCAACACTTTAAATAGTATTGGTAAAATGGTAGGTCAAACATTTGTTACGCTTGGATGGGCTCTAAAGACGGTATTTTCTGGTATGAAAGCCGTTGGCGACGCTTCTGGAAGTATATTATTACCTATAAGAACTGCTGCAGATTCTATAGCTAGATTCATGGAGTCTTTGCGATCAAACACAAATGCTCACGTTGTATTTTATCATCTTGGTAAAACTCTAGCCAATGTATTTAATATAATTGTGACTCTTGGTCGTATCGCTATATTTATTATAAAAGATATCCTTCGAGGATTTTCTAAGTTTGGTGACAGTAAGGGTCTTGTTACATTTGCAACAACTCTATCGGATGTTACCGGAAAAGTATTGACATTTGTTAGAGCTATTGAAAAGTTCGTCCTATCATCAAATAAATTTGAGCAAATAGGCAATGTGCTTGGAAAAGTTTCTAGCAAGATAGGTTCTGCTTTTAGTGCCGTTTTCTCTAAATTAAAAACCTTAGCCAATCCTTTTGGAAACGCTGAGGCAATATTCTCAGGAGCATCTAATATTTTTGCAAACGCTGGTGAGAAACTTTCATCGGCTTTGAATAAAATAGGTGAAGTAACTTCACAAGCTTGGACTGCTATTGTTGATAGTTTCAAATCCGGATACGAGGGTCTTAAAGACGCTTATACATCATTTAACATCGGGAGTATAATTAAAGCCATTATTGGTTTATTCGCTTTAGATAAATGGCTTAAATTCAAGAACGCTAAAGGTAGCGTCATTGACATGGTCATTGAGAAATTCAAAGAAATGTTCTCTGGAGCTAAAGAGTCTGGAACAAGCATTATAGACGAAGTTAAAGGAGTATTTACATCTCTACAAGGAACAATCAACTCATTTACACAAAGTATAAAAATAGGATCATTGTTAATGATTGCAATTGCTTTGGGTATTTTGGCATTGTCTATCGATAGACTTTCTAAAATCGAAATGAAAGATTTATCTAAAGGTATGCTTGGGTTGGGAAGTGCTTTGGGTATTTTATTGAAACTCATTAAAGTAATGAGCGCTACTGAAATTCCTAAAGGGTCTGCGATGCAATTAATTGGTATTGCATTCGCTATTCGCATCTTGGCTTCAGCAATGGTTAAGATGGCAGAAATTCCTACAGATAAACTTATGGAAGCAATCAGTGGCACATACGCTGCTATTTATGGACTTGTCCGAGCATTGAAATATATTGATAAACTAGAAGGCTCAGAAGCAAAAATCATGCAATTGATTGGTATTGCTTTTGCCGTTCGTATTTTAGTTTGGTCTATTAAGGCTATTGCAAAACTAGAACCTGAGAAGTTGTTATACGCATTACCTGCGGTGGGAACTCTTATTTTCAGTTTAGCTAAAGTTACTAAGTATTTGGATAAAGTTCATATTACTAAGAGTGCTATTGCTAATCTTATAACATTTGCAATCTCCATTCGAATACTTGTTTGGTCGGTTAAAGCTCTTGCGAAGATAGAATGGCCTCAATTATTGGCCGCCGTCGGCTCAGTAATTACTCTTATGGCTGCTATGGCTATAGCGTCTAGAGTAATGAGTAAAGTTCACGTAGCTAAGAGCGCATTAGCCAATCTAATAGTCTTCTCTATCGCAATAAGAATCCTTACTTCGTCAGTAATCAAAATCGCTGCATTAAGCTGGGATAGCATTCTAGCAGCCACAGCTTCGGTTGTTACACTCCTAGAATCTTTAGCTATTGCTAGTAGAATTATGACCAAAGTCAAGATCGATAAGAGTGCTATGGCCGGAATGATTGCTTTTGGTATATCTATTTGGCTATTGTCTCAATCTGTTATCGACTTAGGTACTATGGAATGGGATATGCTTTTGCTTGGTATGGCTGGAGTAGAAGCTTTACTTCTTTCTTTAGTCGGTGTATCGCACCTTATGAAGAAAGCCAAAGTAAATATGGCATCTGCTATGGTCCTAGTTGCATTTGGTTTAGCAATATATGCTATAACTAAAGCTATAGAGCCGCTGACACAACTTTCTATAGAACAACTTGTTAAAAGCATTGCGTCTGTTGAAGTAATGCTATTTTCTTTAGTCGGCGTGGCCGCACTGATGAAGAAAGTTAAATTTAATGCTGGTGCAGCGTTATCAATGATCATTCTAACGGCAATGTTAACGTCTGTCGCTGATAATTTAATGAAAGTTGCGGATAAGCCTTGGACTAGTTTACTTGCTGCTTCTGCTGGTATTTCTGCAGTATTCTTAGCGATGGCGTACACTGCTAAGATAATTAACGGATCTGTTAAAAACTTCGCTGAGGTTGGACAACTTCGAATATTGTTTGATTCATTTGCATCAGTATTGCTTGCTATTGGAACATCTATGGACCAAATCGGTAAACTCGATTGGAAACAAATGTTAGTTGGTCTTGGTGGTATTGTCCTTGTATTAGGAGCTTTGACTGCTATGACCGCACTTATTGATCATATTCAACCTGATGTAACAACTCTAGGTGGTATTGCTGCGTTTGCTCCGGTACTTTATGCTGTAGGTTCTGCGTTATCTGGTGTTGCGGCACAACCATGGACAGGTATCCTTGCTGCTACAGGAGCTATTATAGCTACTCTCGGAGCAATGGTTGCTGCTATGGCAATTGTTGATAAAGTTGGTTCTACTAGTGGTGTTCTTCAATTAATGGGTATGGCGGTAGCATTGAATATGCTTGCAATTCCTATTATGTTGTTGTCGACTCTAAACTTGGTTGCTGTTGGTGTAGCGTTATTAGCATTGGCTGGTAACTTAGCTATATTACTTGCCGCCGGAGCACTTGCTCAAGTTGTGGCTCCTGGTCTTATGATATTGTCTTCAACATTGATAACCTTTGGTATATCATCTATATTGGCGGCATCATCAGTTCTTATTGCTGGTCTTGGTTTCTTAGCGTTTGTTACTGCTATTAAAGAACTAGCCGCGATCGCTCCAGAAGCATTTAAGACTGTTGCTGAAGGCATGGTATCATTTTCTAAGGCAATTGCAGAAAGTGCTCCTATATTAATTCAGGCATGGGTTTCTGTTGTTAAAGAATCTATTAATGGATTAGTCGTTTTAATACCATTTATTGTGGATGCTGCATTTAAACTCGTTATTGGGTTAGTAAACGGCATCAAAGAAAACGCTCCCGAGTTAGTTAAAGCAGCTGTTGAGATGCTTGTTGAATTGGCTAAGGGTCTTATTGAAAATATAGATATCCTTGTCCAAACGGCTATTGAGTTAGCTGTTAAATTCATAGAGAGTTTGGCTAATGCTCTTATTGGTGTACGAGATAGATTGATTCCTGCTTTGCAGAATTTATTTATGGTTATCAGTGACGTCCTATTATCTGTATTGGGTGGGTTATTGGCTCCTTTACTAGAGAAGATTGTTGAAATCTTAACTCCTGTAGGCACAATGATAACAGAATTCTTATCAAACTTAGCAAGTGCTATCGAACCTATATTTACTCCACTTATGGAAGGACTTAAGGTTCTATTTGAGAGCATTGCTACAATTATAACAGTTGTGGCAGAAGCAATCATTGCTACTGTAAATGCTATCAAAGATATTATTCGTTCTATTGCGGACGTTATTATTTCAACGCATGCTACTATTCAGACAATCGTTAATGCCATCGTCGAAGTATTTAGAATTATGGCAGATGCTATTGATACTGTTATTACTGGAGTAATTAATATTATCGATGGCGTGGCAAATGTCATTAAGACTGCTGGCGAAGCTATTAGCGGCGTCTTAACAAGTGTCGGAGAAGTATTCAAGTCATTTGGTGAAGGTGTTAAAACTGCTCTTGAAGGTGTTGGTAAAGTTGTTGAGTCATTTGGTACTGGTATTAAGACTGCTCTTGAAGGAGTAGGTAAGATTTTCGAATCTATTGGTACAGGAATTAAGACTGCTCTAGACGGTGTTGCTGATATCATCAAAGCAGTTGGCGATGCTGCAGAATCATTCGGTAAAGGGTTTAAAGCTTTCGGAGAAGGCGTTAAACTTGTTGGTGAACACGGAGCTACTGCCGCTACAGGGCTGGCTTCTCTAACTGTGGAAGTTGCGAAACTAGGAGCATCTGCATATGCTGGTAACTTACAAGGATTTACTACTGACATTGAAACTCTTGCTAAAGCGTGTTCAACTCTAGGAGATACAGCAAGTAATATCTTGACGTTATCTACGTCATTGACTATTATTTCTTCATCTCTAACGATTATTTCTGGCGTAGGATCCCTTGCAGCAACCGCGTTCCAAACATTATCAACCGAATTTACAAACATTTCGACATCAGCTGAGTCTGCTTCTACAGCATTCTTGAATTTGTCGGGACCTGTTAATACTCTGATTGGTATGATGAGTGCTATCTTGTCTTCTTTCGGAACCGCTATAGGTCAATTCCAAACTATGGTCGGCGCTATGGAAGCAGTTAACCTAGGATTCATCAACATTCAAAATAGCATCACTTTCCTAATGGAAAACTTCAACCTAATCAACACTAGTGTTGAAACATTTAAGACATCTCTCTTAAATGCACAAACACAAATGGGCGAGTTCTTCTCCTCTATCTCAAACTCAACCGAATCTTTCGCAATTCTAACAGCTGCGACTGAAACAGGTATGCAAGGTATGGTCATGGCTGTACAAAATGGTATGGCTAATGTCCAAACCACTATGGATAGCTCTATTGGTGCTCTTGCATCTGCTGTGGGTGCTGGATTTGGTCTTGTATCTTCTGCAGTATCTAGTTCAATGGAAACTGTTATTGGTGCAGTACAAACTAGCATGACTGGTGTTGTAAATTCTATCTCAACGTCAATGTCATCGGTTGCGGATCAAGCTAAAGCATCATTCAGCACAATCTCCACATCTATTTCGGGAAGTATCTCCCAAATCTCAAGAGATATGTCACAAGGAATGAGCGGAGTATCCCAAACAATCAGTTCTCGAGTAACTGAAATCAACTCACAATTCACTAAAATGAGTTCAACAGTATCTCAAATTATCTCATCCATGATGACTGTAATGTCCTCATCTATCCAAAATGGTATGGGTGTTGCTGCAAATAACGTATATTCTGGTATGAGTCAAATTATTAGTACTGTTGGGTCATATACCGGTTCTGCTAGATCTTCAGGTTACAATGTAGGTTACTATATTTCATCTGGTATCGCTGCTGGTATGTACGCAAACATGTGGGAAATTGAGTCTGCTGCAAATAGAATTATCTATAAAGCACGTGAAGCTGCTCGTGCTGCTGCGGATATTCATTCACCATCAAGGTTATTTGCTAAAGATGTAGGTAAGTTTATCCCTCAAGGGGTTGCTATGGGTATTGCAAATGAAATGCCATCTACAATCAAGCAAATGACCAATACATTTAAATCTGGATTTTCTAAAGCTGCTGATGGAGCTGTTTCACAAGGACAAATCTTTGCTGAAGCGGTTTCTTCTGCTGTGAATTCTGTTGGTGATATGCTTGACGTCGCTATTGACGACATGTCATATTCACCTAAGATTACCCCAATAGTAGACACTAGCAAATTAGATAAATTCAAATTGAAAGATTATGATGTAAATATTGGAGAGATGAACAAGTCTCTTCCAAAACCATCATATTCTGGAGTTCCTAATGGTACCCAGCAAACAACAATTAACAATGATAATTCTAACAGAGAATTTAATGTTAATGTTAAAGTTGATACTAATGGTCAACCAGTCAATGCGAAATCTCTTGCGAAAGAGATCCAACAACATATTAAAGATTTTGATGATCAAAATCGAAGAAGTAAAGGTGAGGAGGTATTCTGGTAATTGAAAGCAGGATATTTTACAGTCAACGGAATTAGTTCCGAACGACTAAATTTATTGATCGAAGAAAGACCAGATATCCAAACTCCTAAGCGAAGATTGTCGTTTGTATCGCCAGTTTCCTACGACGGGGAACTGGTATACGACGATGATGGATACGAGCCAACTGAATTTGAACTTAAGTGTTTTTATGATGGTAGTTCTCACGGTGATAACTTTGAAAAGTTGTCAGAAGCAAGAACTGCTATACACACGTTCTTTAATCACGGTAGTGGAGATTGGTTGTCTCTGGTTCCATATTTCGATGAAAAACACGTATATAGCATTATAATGACAGAAATAAAATTCTCTAATAAATCATATTACGAAGGATGTATGGAAGTTATTATTAAACTCAAATGTCAGCCATATAAATATTTGGTTGACAACAATGAAATTGAAGTTGGAAATAATGGACGTTTTGTTAATGAAACCCATTATACGTCCAAACCAACAGTTCGTTTCTCTGGAGTAAAAGGTGGTATTACAATTCGGTTGAATGATATTTCTCTTAGTTTTAGAGATTTAAATAACGAAACTGTATTTATCGATAGTGAAACATTTTCAACGTTTTCTAAAGATATTAATGGTTACCGTAATTTAAACGATAGAACCCTTGGTAAAGAATTCTTTACGATGGTGCCTGGTAATAATTTCATCCAATGGCAACGCCCGGCGGCGGATACTACATCTACAATTCCAGAAAAAATGTATATCAAACCTAATTGGAGGACTCTTGTATGAGCATTACTCTTTTCGAACAACACGAACAAGAATTTACCTCCAATGGGTTGGGTATTCTTGATGATGTTTTAAAATGTGTCGTGACCGAGGTTCGTAATGGTAAATTTGAACTTGAAATGGAATATCCAATTCAGGGAGAATACGCCACTGAACTGAAGGAAAATCGATATATTTATGTTGCTCCTAACGATTATGATGCTCCGCATCCATTTCGAATTTATGAAGTAGCCAGTGATTTAGCAGCAGGACATCTAACGATCAAAGCCGTTACCAAAGCTGATGAACTCTCTGGTAATTTGGTTAAACCGTTTGCTCTTAGTTCGGGAGATCCTAGAGATCATTGGAGAAATATCCAATCATACGCTATGGATCCAATCAAATATCAGCTAGGTTCGAATATTTTAACTCGAGCGCCTATCGAAAACGACAAAATTACAAATCTCTTGGCTTTTCTTAACGGATCAGAGAAATCGATTGTTTCGGAAATCGGTGGTGAGATTAAGTATGGTAAAAACCGTATAGATCTCTTTACACTAAGGGGTCGTGAACATGTCACAACCATTCGTCCTCGTAAGAATCTAAAGAACATCAAAATCAAGACAAACATGCATGGGAAATACACTCGTATTTTACCTTATGCTAAATACACTCCTGAAGGTGAAAATAAGAAGGAAGTAACCGTCTATGGTGATGTTGTTCGATCAGATCATTACGACGATTATTATGTTAAACGCATTATCGCTGTTGATTTAACTTCTAAATTCAATGATGAAAAAGCTTCACAAAAACAAGCTCGTAAAGAGAAATTAGAGGCTGAGAAAAATAGTAATCGATCTGCTGATAGAGCTGAACGTCAACGTAAAGAACAAGAGCGCCAAGCTGCTGAGGATGCTAGAGAACGTGAACGTCTTCGTAATCATGAAGAACAAAAACGTAAACGTGCGGCATCTCGTGCGGCATCTATAGCAAAACGTGGACAATCTTCTGGAGGCGGACGAAAATCTAAAGCTCAAAGAGCGGCCGAACAACAAGCTCGTTACGACGCTTCGGATGCGGCATATGCTAAACGAGAATCAGAAGCGGAAGCTAAATGGAATGCGCAACAACAAAAGCGTAATAATGCCAAGAGGCAACGTGCTATTGAGAAAGCCGCTCGTGAAGAAGAAAAAGCTAGACGTGCTCAAAGACAAGCTCAAATTAAAGAAGAGACAAAATTTGTCATTACTAAAGCTATGGTCGATGCTGAAGCGGCAACATATTTCGATGATAATCCCAAAGTTGATATCCCTAATATTACTATTGAGGTCGATATGTTACCTTTAGCAGACACAACTGTTTACGAACGAGGTATTCTAAATGCTCTCAATAGAGTTATGCTTTGTGATACAATCGATATCTATGTTCCTAAATTAGATGTTGATGTAACGCTTAAAATTGTTGAGATTGAATACGACTGTTTGGCTAAACGTATTCTTAAGATTGTTGCTACCAGCGAAGATACTTTACCATCGACGCTTGCTGATAGTCAACGAGGCGAATACAAAGATGCTGCTAAACGTGCTGCAGATGAAGCTCTTGGCGAATATGACGCTGCTATCAATAGCGTATTAACAAGTGCGAACGGTAATAACCGTAATTTCTATGGTCCTGATGAGCCTCCTGCCGAAGGTTTGAAAGAAAATGATCTTTGGTTTAAAGATGTTGGCGAAGGTAAGGTCGACATGTATCGTTATGACGGTATGCAGTGGATTCTTATTTTACCAAGTGATTTCGGAGAAGTTCTTCAGGAACAAATCGACGAACAATTCGCAATTGTCAGAGACGAGCTCGATCAGTACTCACTAGATATGGATCTTATCTTCGGAGAGCTTGCTGACATTACTGACGATGCTTTCAACTTCTTGGCTGAGAGCAAAGAGTCAATCGAGTCTGAGTTAGCAACCGCTAAATCAAAATTGGAGCATGTTGAGAATGAATTTAACTCTACAAGACAGTATTTGAATGATCGTATTGTCCAAATTGCTCAAGAGTCATTAAATAGCAGTCGGGCTCTTATCACCAAGGTCGAAAAAGACATTAAAGATATGGAGCGAGGTGTTCAAAAGTCATTCTCACAACTTCGTATTGGTAGCACTAATATCCTTAAAGGCGTTATGGCAATGACCGACGAATATTGGATAGGTGGAAGACTTTCTACGGATATATTTAGTCACTACAATCGTAAAATTCCAGCTAGGCATTTGTATAATGCGGAATTTACGGAATATAAAAGTGGCTTAATTGATCTAAAACCGAATACTACTTATACTTTCTCATTCTATGCAAGGTTAGGTAATCCTGGATATTCCGTAATAAATATTATTCAAATTTATCCCGGAGCCGAGACGCTTCCTATTTATAGTGATGGGTATAATAATAGTTGGCGCACTGAAACTAAGGATTGGAACCGATATTATGTCACCTTTACAACCGGTACTACTAATCTTGATTTTATCGCTAGGATACAGGTTGGTGGAACTTCTGGTGTATTAATATCCGGGGTTCAACTTGAAGAAAGCAGTGTGCTATCCGATTGGCATCCAAACTCTAATGATATAGAACAATCTATTGCTGTCTATAAAGAGGGTATTGATGGACAATTGAGTGTTCTCAAGAGAACTTTGGGTACTTTGGAGAATGGCCTTACGACCGTAACGAATAAGGTTGAGAATATCCCTGGCAAAATAACTTTGGAAGTAAATACTGCTAAGGAAGAATTGAAAAAATTCACTATTAGTCAGATAGAGATTTCCGAGGATAGGATTTCTAGCAGCGTCACAAGTAATGTCAACGGTATCATATCTAGTAGTGTCAATCAATCTTCTGGTATTATCCGACAAGCCATCACTAGTGCGAATGACTCGACTAAGAGTTATGCCCAATCTATCGTCCAACAGGAAGCTAATGCTAGACAAACTAGTCTTACTCAGATCAATAATAAATTGACTGATTATAATATTGTTAAAGAACGAGTAGATTTGTTTAGTAGGACTTTGGGGAGAACTGAGGGAGATTTGTCGACAAACATAGCTAACATGTTAATGACAAACGACTCGTTTCAGACTATGATATCGAATGTTGACGTCCGTCGTCAGAATTTGATTAAGGACACTGATACATTCAAAACAATGAAACCCGTCGGTCCTAATAATATATCGTTAACTGTTCTTAATACTGCGGGCATTCAACTTGCATCCGATTCAAAAAACAATTCGTGGGGAGGATTTACACTACCGCTTACTATAAATTCTTTACATCCAAATAAAAAGTACACTATTAGTTTTGAAATTGTTATATGGGAATTTTATCCCGGAGAAACTTCTATTGGCGTACAATTAAAGAATCATAATGATAACAAAGGTGTTACTTTTTACCATGTGCCTAGTAGTGAGACTCCAAAAAAACAAAGTCGAATTCGGGTTAAAAAAACAATCGATCAGAAATCTTATTTTTCTTTATATCAGGGGAATATTGATCTGTATCCTTTTTACGTATGGTTAAACGGTCGTGGTCGTTTTTCGATATATAATATAATGCTTGTGGAAGGGGATCAAATATCGTCGGTATATTCTCCTAATAACTCCGACGCAATCACAACACTTGTTCGTCAAACAAGCACTCAATATGCCGTTAATATTCTATCTGGTTCGAGAGAACTTATTACGGAGATCAATGCGAGTCCTGATGGGGTTCGTATTAAAGGTAAGAACATAGAACTAGATGGGCAAGCGTTAATTCATAATGCTGTTATCAAAAACGGTATGATTGCCGATGCGGCCATTAACAAAGCAAAAATAGCAAATGCATCCATTGTAGATGGTCATATAGTCAATCTTAATGCCAATAAGCTTGTTGGTTTAGAAGGAGAATTCCGTAAAATAACCGCGGTTAATGGTATATTCAATAATGTGTTTACGGCAGGTCTGGATATTGGTAATACTAGAATGACTTTTAGTAATGGTAGTTTGGATATCCTTAGAAAAGGTGGAGTAACAACCGATGTTACTATACGTTCTAATGGACGATATTCGGGCCCTACACAATTCAACGGTCGAGTTACTAATAGTATTGACTATGTTCCTGTAATGACAAATTTGTATCAAGATTATCCGTTGCGACCTGTATCAAGACGAACAGACGTCAGTGTTTATGGTGTTCGTGGATTATTCTTAATCACATTTAGAGGTCAGACTAATGAATATGGATCTAGTGCATGGTTATATGTAAATGATGGGTCTAGCCAAAACCACACTTGGTATGTACCGATGAAGAAAGCACAAACACAAATTAGCTGGCATGGCGGATTTGACTCATAGGAGGAAATATGGAAGAACAAAATCAACAAAATGAAGACACGGTAGTTGCGCAAAAACTCATCGAAGAGCTGACGAATACTATCGGTCGTCTTTATACACAAAATATTGAACTCAATCTTCGTTTAAATCAGAAGGAAGAGATTATTGCACAAATGCAGCTTGAGCAAGACATCGTCGCTCATCAAGAACAATTACAAAAGGAGCTAGATCATGAGTAGATTTAGAATCAGAACATCGTATCCAATTTTTAATGCACAAGGAGTTCCTGAAAAGACTCTGTTTGAATTGTATACCGATTTGCCAACTAACATTATTTCAATTCATTTGGAGGGTTTACATGAACCCAATCAATCTAATGAACAAGAATATATCAAGAAATGTTTGAAAGCTTGGCATAAGGAATACTTTGCAGAAATTGAATTCACAGAAACAACCAAACGCGTTGATCAATTGGTTGAAAATATTTCTGAAACTGAAAAAGAAAACAAACGCCGTGATGACTTTATCGAGACTATGGTATTGAACACTGTCATGTCTGACAATGTACACTACGGCATTGTTTACAAGAAACTCGCAGCACTTCTTCCTCGTCTTGAAGTTGGTAAGACTTATGAGCGCAATGAAATCGCTACATTCTTGGACGAATCTCATACTGAGGTTGCTGAAGAAGGTAAATTGGTCATTGTGCAGTTCAACCAACAAATGGTTTACAATGGCGAACCCCTAACCACCTTTATGAATAATGGTGAATGGGGTCAAAATGGTAAAGCGATGGCTTGGCCATTCAAAATTTCTTAATAGAAAGGACTATTATGACAGTAGATGTGTCGAAAATCATCGCATGGTACGATGTTCGTATCGGCGAGAACTTAAGACTCACTGATGAGCAAGCATTCAAAATGGCTGCAAAATACGGTGGGCTAACCGACCCAGAATTCGAATTTCAGATTGCTGAGGACGTAGTTGCTTGGTTGGGAGACAATGATTTCCAAGAAGTGACTGGCGAACGAAAATTCGGGGATGTCTTGATTGTAAATGATGGATTATTTATTGGAATCATTGGGAATACTGAAGGCGAAATCTTCTTCTCAAACGAATTACAAATCATCCGTCATAATGAATCTGACGTATTCGAAGAAGGCGAACATGTTATTGTTTGCCGATATAATGGCGATGTTACCCTACCGAATCCTGCTGTAAAAGATATTGCTCGAATTAAATTCGAGGAAGAGTCTGTTGAAGCGTAAGGATTTTTGGGTTTACTTTGCGGGGTTTGTGATGCTTATCATAGACCTCGCTTTATTTATTGGTATACTTCTTATTTTAAAAGAGTTATTGTCTTTGAGGGTAGAGTACTATAACACTTTAAAAGTATTAAGTGAACTCAATAAACATATTAACTATCCAGGAGGGTGATATGATTATTATTTCAGAAAACGAATTACTACACACCGATAGCTTTGATGATGTTATCGAACACCACGGAGTCAAGGGCATGAAGTGGGGTCAAAGAATGCGTGGTAATTATGTTGTTGGCGCTGGTTCCGCAAATAGAGCTCAAAAGCGAATTTTAAGATTACAAAAACGAAATCAACATACTAAACTAAATAAAGCTAAAGATATTGCTGGTGCAATTGGGTTAGCTGCTGTAGGTCTACCATCATTGATTCGTTCAAGTAATCAAAAACGTTTTATGAGATCAACTAAAATCGATAAATTGAAGGCCAAAATCAAATCCAACAAAAATAATACCACATACAAAGATGAGTATTCTAAAATCAAAGATAGTTACAATAAACGTTCAAATCCGGCAAAAGAAGCGTGGAAAAAATCTATTGCAGAAAATGGTAGATCTAATATTAACACAAAAATTGCTAAATTGCGCTATAAATCGGCTAAAAGTAAAGATCGTGCAGATGAGTGGCGTCATAAAGTTGGGGGTAAGAAAACAACCACAGAAGAAGTTATGGGATATTATAATGCAAATAAATATGCCATGAAAGCTAAGAAACTTGAGCGTAAAAAAATGGGAGGTAGATAAAAATGTCTAATTACATTTCAATTCAATCTTCTAATGATGGGATAGAGCTTATGATCGTCAAGTCGAATTAACGAAAATTGGTGTTGATCATCAATATCGAAAAGCTAGAAAAGCTTATAATGATTATATCAAAAAATAAAAACTCGGAGTCTACATGGCTCCGTCTTTTTTTGAATTTCCAAAATTTGCCCGGGTGTAATTTCTATCTCAAATTCGCATATTTTACATATCCTATAATGAAAAGAATTTTAATTATAGGAGGACATCACTATGTCACACGAACAAACATTTGCAGTTAATATGAATCAAATCGCTATGATCAAATTAGCATTATATTTGGAAGACAATGAAATGAGTAAAATGATTAGTCTCGGACAAGACTACACATTGTTTAATTCAAACGCCAATATGTATATTGTGGAATACTACGAAAATCTACTCAAAAGATTGGAGAACGAATTAAAAGCTATTTTAGAATCCATAGATGCAAAAGAACTTTATATTAGATCTGCTTTAGCTCGTAAAACATACGATATGTTGGAAAATATTTTAAATGACAAAAAGTTGGGATTTGTAAAAATCAGCGATATTGAAGATGAAGAAGTTAAGAACTTAATAAATAGAATTAGCAACAGACAAAAAGAAATGGAGTCTGAAACCGAGGAAATTATTAGATTCTTTCTAACATTACAATAACACTGAGGGATTACATATCCCTTCTTTTTTTTCGTAGTTTTTACATTCCTCATAATGAAAGAAAACTAAAGGAGGGTCAATATTATGACTAAATTACACGAAACTAATGATGAACAAATTAAAAATTTGTATAACCTAGGATACCGCTGGTATGTTTGGGGTGTTCGTAATAACTATATGGAAGTTATGTTTAAAGAGGCATTGGATTATATATCCGCAGATGCTTTTAATAGAGGAAACTTCAATAGGGCATTCGACATATTCAAACGTATCATCGCAGGATTCTGGAATGAAGAAGAACAAATGTTTACTGTTAATGTTACAGAATTGGAATCAGCATGTAATTATTATAGTATTATGGCTACATCGGTTAATAAAATAATTTATGACAAAGACTTTATGCTACATTTCTATTGTAAACATCAAGATATTGCCAGAGCTATGCTTAGCTACAAGGAAATAACTAATGATTAAATAGATTGTATCAAGAAGACTTTGTCTTCTTTTTTTTAAATTTCGCAGAAATTACATATGCTATAATGAAAAGGGCGTAGCTCAGTTGGGAGAGCGGCCGTACTGCGAGATGCGTACGGAGGGTCGCGGGTTCAAATCCATGCCACCTTTTCAATAATTTTAAATAGGTACTTTGTTAGCATATGTAAGACCAGGTGCGATTCCGGGCGGTTAAACAGGGAGTGAAAACTCTATACGCCTATTTTTTTTTCGAAATCATTTAAAGGAGGTTTTGCTATGCCTGTTAGCAAGAAAAGAAAAACTGTAAAGAAGACTGGACGAAAATTTGGAGTTACTAAAAGAATTCCAAATGTTCAGTCTCTTCTTTTTAAATACATCCATGCATATTTCGATGAAAGTATATCCGAGTATGTTGTGTATGTGAACTTGGTATGTAACGACGTACCAGTAATTATGTCTGGATTTATTGACCCTGACAAAAGTTATTTTGAGGGAATTCGATTGCATAATCCAAAACCTAAGAAAGGACATAACGCACAAACGGTATATATCTCGAAGAAAGACGCACCTATGTTCTTTGCAACTATAAAGGCATATTCACACACAGTAGCGGATCTTTTGGACGAAGGTGAGAAAATACCGTTGTTGGATATAAATAATGGAGGTAAATATTTTTCTGATAAACTTATAGAGGACTATAGGGTTCTTAAGTAATCGCAATATTTCCATATCCCATAATGAAAGGAGGGTGTATATTATGGAATACACTAATTATATAAATGAATTATCAAATGCTTGGTCTAAAGCCAAGAAAGAATTTACACATACGTCACATTTGGATAATAGTCTAAATGATACTTATAGAAGTTTAGAGAAATTTCGTAATGCGATTAATAATGAAATATTTGGTATTATTAGAGATTTAGAGGATAATTGTCCATTCGATAGAAAAGCGAGAATTAGACTTACTAAAACAGTTAATATGCTAAATAATTTAACTACTAGATTGGCATTAATGTTGGATTCTATTGATAGAAATAAGTCTATAGATTATATTGTGGATATACTGTATGTTATTCATCTTGGATTAAGACTAGATTGGAGCATTTTAAGATTATATTATTAATTATGGTTGGGATTAAAGATCCCTTCTTTTTTTGAATTTCGCAGAAATTACACGGTGTATAATGAAAGAAACTAAAGGAGGAAACAACTATGAATAAAGGATTTATGGGGCTTATTAACTTTGACGGGACACCATTGGAATACAATTCCAATAAGGACAACCTAGCTGTAGGTTTACTTAAAGGAGCTGGCCAAGGTGCCATCGAAGGACTACTTGCCGTAGGTACTATTGTCACAACAGTAGTTTTACTAACTAGTAAAAAATAAAGAAGGATCTTAGGATCCTTTCTTTTTTGTTTAAAGAAGCTCTTCATAATAATTTTTAAGGAGGAAGCCTCATTTATTGTCAGTCAATCATGAAGGGTTTCTTTAAGCCAAATTAAAGGAGGTATATAATATGGCTATTATTTTATTGGTGTCAGCATACATGTGTGTTGATATTGTGTCTATTTTATGTGATAAAAAGGAGGAAAATAAATGACTACACCAATTAATTTCATTACAGTACCGACAATCGCTGCTAAATATAAGAGCGATATGGGTATATCCTATGCTATTAAATCTTCTATTGTAGATTATCCTAGATTGACAGATCCTGTAGATAAAGCTGCTACAACGTTATTGATTAATCAATACGATAATATTTTTACATTTGAAAGTGAAGATATTCGAGCAGACCTTAATTATGTTCGAGACTATTTTAAAAAGAAATTTGCATTAGAAATGATCGACGATATTATGTATGTAATGAGTCATAATGATGAAGTATTTGCACGATTACAAAATATTGCGAATTTGGATAAGTGAGGTAGAAAAATGAGCGAAGTAAAATTCCATACAAAACCAACGCAAGTAAATCGTAAAAATCCTGTATTAATTCTAAATTATCCGAATATAGTAAAAGTATGGTTGTATGAATTGAATAACGGTTATAATGTTATATTTCGTGTATTTACCGAAACAAGATCTGAGGCGGTTATTGCTTATTTGGATTATTATAATGATGAGATTTGTATACTAGATTTTACTAAAACGGATATTCATACCAAACAAGAACTCGTAGATTTTGTAAAAAACTACAACAAAATGACAACGTTGGATATGCTTAAACTTCAACAACAAGTATTAAAGAAAGAGTTACTTGAAGTTAAACATAATAGCCCATCGTAACACGCAGCTTTTACATATCCTATAATGAAAGAATATTTATTATAAGGAGGACATACTTATGTTCAGAAGAATTATTAGAGAAATTGGATTTCGTACACTTGCGTTATACGCTGTGCTTGAAGAGTCTTATGTAGAGAAACTCGAAAAGCAAGGGTATATTTCGGAAGATAGCGAATACCATAAAAGACGACTAATTACTGTTCAAAAGGTATTAAACAAGCTTAGAAATGAAGGCTTTTAAAAGGAGGATAAAAAAAATGAAAACTATCTTAGATATTTTCAAAGCATTGTTTGGAATGCTCTTCGTGAATATTATCGCGGGACTATTCAACTTTGTTGGAAAATTATTTAAATAGAGGATTTGATTATCCTCTTCTTTTTTCAAATTTAGAAAGGAACTTACTATGAAATACAACTACAACCAAATCACAATGATCTACCATCGCAAACCAATTCCAGTAAAGCCTATCAAAAAGGCCGTCGTTAAACTTGGCTGGAAGCACGGACTTATTGCTGGGGTTATCGTTGGAGCATATCTAGCATTGAAACAAAAGAAAGAAGGTAAATAATATGTTGGAAGTTAAAACAGACTTTTTAGAAAAAGAACTTAATGTTATCAAACACGTTGATGAGCACTATGGGGAAGATTTGGCTATGATTGACTCAGCAGAAGATTTTGGCCAAAAGATTGTGAAATCGGCCGTTTACCTTAGCGTGGCTAGTTTTATTGTTTGCGGGATTGGTGTTTTAACAAGAGGTCTTGCACACAAAGCAGCGAAAGAAGTATATCAAAACATGGACAATGACCAAGAACTGCAAGAATTATTTAAGGAGCTTGATGATGCAAGAAATGAACTATATTCTTAATAATGACACTGTTAAAACTCGGTCAACGTTTTTGACTTGGTTATTTTTCAATAAATCAACGCGTAAACTATGTTTAAGTAGTATCGAAACTTTACGTGAAGATCTCGACAAACTTATATATTTACAAGAAAAAGCGGATGCCGCACGTGATTTGAATTCGTTTTTAAAAATAGCCGAGGTTGTTTACGGTATGACAACCCTATTGAACCTTATAGTTAAGTATGGGTATTGTAATCGTAGACTTACTTTTAAAGAAATCTTGGATCTCAAAGTGATAATGAAAGTAATCGAAAAAATTATTAGTGAGGTAGTATAATGTTTAAAAAGTTATTTAAAATTGAGGAAGTTGAATTTGATGACAAAGATATGCAAGAAGCATATTACCGAGGACAACTCGACGGACGTTCTCAGGAACAAATTAATAATGCGTTGGGTATTTTTCTAACGGGAGCTGTTACTGCTCTTGGGTATCTTATCTTGGGACGTCGTAACACAAGATACAATCGTTCCCTAAACGAAGCTATTTCTGAAGAAGGTAAACTAGGCGAGTCTATGTTTCTCAAGGATCAAAATGATGAATTGCGAGAAATGTTTGGAGATGAATAATGGCTAAAATTGATCGCGTTATTATTGAAGTTAACGATAATGTATATTCATTCTTAAATCCTACATTTTGGGACGAGACAGAATACTACTATAATGTAAATCACCCAATGCCAGTTACTAAACTTTCGGTCATCATTCCTTATAATAAGAATTTTGTTAACGATGTCGTAGATAGATCTTGTTCAAATTTTAGAGGAATTAAAAAAATCAAAATGCACATTGGTACTACAAGGAGTTCCAATAGTTGATGTATTTTTTATGAGAGGCATACAAATGGATAGCCGTCTTTTAGTTATTAACTTAGAAGCTCCGTATATTGTTAATGGTGGTTAAAATGATAGGTAGACTTATAATTGAATTCGATAATAAGGTATATTCGGCGCTTGTCGATTCATATGAAACACATAATTATATTACTTCTAATAATACTGACAAAGTTAAAATTTGTTTTATAGGAAATCCTATAATTAAATCATTTCATTGGTGGTATAAGCTTTCGGGAGCATTTATCAAGATGAACTATATGATTGTGGATTTTCTGGAAAAACCACATATTTTAGTAAGTATTAGGAAAGAGAAACATGATGGATTTGATACCCCAATCTATATTTTAATTCTGAGACCCTTACTAGAACCCCCAATGCTACCACCAGCTCGATTTGAGCCAGTACGTAGTATATATTCTCCGCAGGATTTCCCTATGCTATAATGAAAGGAAGGTAAATCATATGAGAAAAATTATGATGGCTATATTATACGACGGTCTTGACATGCAGATTGAAGAGATCAAAATTCAGATGGCACTGTCCGAGGATAACGCGGAGATCATGGATCTAAATCTCAAGCTTGCTAAACTTGTTGCGGTTCGTAATGAACAGCAAAAATATAAAGTGAAGCCTGAGCAATTGTTCCAAGCTATTGTGAATATCTTAGGACTAGCTGCTGTATTGAATTTTGAACAATTCAATATCATCTCGTCTAAGATGTGGTCGGTTGTGTCAAATCGATTTTTCAAATAAAGGGATTAACTTATCCCTTTCTTTTTTTGTGAGGTAGAAGAATGTTAAATAGGAAAGAGAAAATTTTAAACTATTGCTATCAAGATCAATCGGCCGTGGAATATTTTCATGAATATTATACGTACATGATTAATGATATTCGAATATTGGGCCAAAGTGATTTTTTAATACTTTCAGGTAATGAGTTAGACGCTGAAAAGTATATTGTCGTTGATGTTTCACCAATAACCTATGTTGAGGTATCCAATACATGGATATTTAGCATTGTCCTATATACAGAAGAAAATTTACATACAAGAAAAGATTTTGTTGAATCGTATGCAAAATATAAACTTGAAAGTATTTTGGAGGAGGTATAAATGTGTGAACCATCAAGAATCGTGAGAAAGCATGTTAAATATCCTGGTAATAATAAGTTCCAAGTATTTATTAGTTATACTCATGACGATCAAGCAAAGGCAGATTACATAAGATATTCTGCTATGTCAGACGCGATTCATAAAATCGAACCCGAGATGCTATGCGACGAATTAAACTTTTTCAAAGCAGGCATAATCACTGAAGTTACTCCTCTATCATATAATGTTAGGGATGACCGATGGACTTTTACAGTATTTGGTTATGGTGTTTACAATGAAAAGATGACAACAAAAGAAATAGTTAGAAAGTACTATTTTGATAAGGAGGAACCATAAAATGGGAGAACCAATTTATAATGTTAATGGACAACTAAGTCCAAATGACGAAAATGCTTTTATTTTAAGAATCGAGACATCTAATCTTAATATCATCAAAGATTCAATCGAAAGATATCGAACTATTAGGAATAATGTCGAACTTCTGGAAACAAAATATTTTCTAGAGGCTGTTGATGAGTATCCGGATACTTTCCTTATTATCGATATTGATCCTATTGTTTTTGATGACAAGACAAATCTATATTTCACTACATTATATTGCTATGGTAATGATGAATTGAATTCTAAGATGGATATGCTCAAAAAGATTCTTCGAGAATTTTTACACAAGGGGGTAGACGATGAAAGAGAAGCTTGTCGAATTAATTGATTACAATTTGTCAGATTTACTTTTGATGATCGCCCTAACATTTATTTTTATAGCTATCGAGTTATCCTGCTTGGAACTTCTTATTCATTTGACAATTACTATGGGCTTTCTAGGATGCTTAATAGCAGCATGTTTAATGCTATTCGTTCTATTTATTTACTTATTTATTATGGTAAGTATTTATGAAAATTTATAAAGGAGGTAAACAATGACGCACAACAGACCGATTGTTAAGACGTCTGGAGAATTCAAACAGACGGTCATTGATATGGTACGAGCAATGCCATTAGATGATTTTCTGCTTATTCCGCAGGCTGAACTTGACAAATACATTTCCGCATGGACCGAACCCGATGCTAATGGGTTTGTGCCTGCTAATGAGGAGTACAAACAGTACTTCCAGTTCATTATGACTATTCCGTCAGACATGCAAATTTTAGATATGGATTTATATTACTTTCGTATCGCTCGCAAGATTATCGGAAACATGATGATTGCACTGCTGGAAACCAAATATTATAACACAGTATTTGGTTCTGCAGATATTGACTACGAAAACTACCAATTGCTTTACGAACTAATTCAGCAAACCGGCGATAAAATCGAGGATAATCCTGATAATCGCCGAGCATATATGAGCGCACAAGAACTCAAACAAGAGTTCAACAAATACTACCAAAAAGTGTTGGACAATAACACAAACAGTGAGGGCTGAACAGATGAGGCATACGGGACAATATACCCTCATATTGTCTAGGGACGATTTTTACGACGCGGTTGTTGGTAACTTGCGTAATCTTCCATTACAAGAGATATTTTGTATAGAGGATTGGTATATTGATCGTCTTATTAAAAGCTGGACGAGGGTTAAATTTGATGAGGAGTACAAAAAGTATATCTTTGGATTACTTATGGTATCCGATAAAGTTGGTAAACTTGACAGTGAGTTATACATGTGGAAAATAACTAGATGTTTGGTAGATGAGCTTATCGTTAGTTTGGCGGAGGGATTTTACTATGATGACAAACTATCAATCATAGGAGAAAATATACCGTTCACTCCATATGCAAACTATATTGATATGGACAAAGACCGACTTCTATATTTTTTCGACATAGTAGATACAATTTATGATAGATATTATGTCAACACAGAATCTACATTGGAGCAAATCAGAAAAATTATGGGAAAGGATTATCTCAAGTAATGAAACACCATATTCATATCACAATGTCGGATGATGACATGATGCACTTAGCAGAGCAATTCAAATATTGCGAGAAGGAATTGGAAATTGAAATTCCAAACACGCATTATCTAATTCATTTAAGAAGGGACGACGCTGATGAATAAATTTCCATACAATCCTAAGAAATATGTAGAGGCTCTTGCTAAAGCTGCTGCAGTATATTCAAAAGAATTATACCATGACGAATTTCATCGTCCGAGATATTCTTACGCTATGACTTTAGAGAAAGCCGGTGTTAAGAAGTTCTGTAAATATAAGGTCAATGAAATTTATAGACTGATCAACGATATTCGTACGAAGAAAAATCTACCAGAGGTTCCATTATTTTCTGGCGAAGCTTTGTGTACTGAAGGATTGTAATTAGATAAAATAGTGAGGTAAAAATATGAGCGAAGTAACATATCCACGTTTTGTTGAAATCGATAGAAATGGTATTTTCCAAAAGGCGTTCGAAACATCTAATGGGAACGAGGAATTCTGTACTCCTACTGGTAGAGAGTTACAAGAAGGTCCGGACATGATGGATCACTGGATTGAATATGAGGATAGCAATGGCGATCTACATTATGGTAGATAGTTCGCAGAAAATACATAGCCTATAATGAAACAAAATAAAATTAAAGGAGGACATTATCATGTCAGAAAACGTTTCAAAAATTGAAGAAGTTAAGGAAGAACTTAACGAGGTTACTGAAAACTTGGTGACACAAACCGAGGAAACACCACAAACTCAAGTGGCTAAAGAACTGACTACTAAGGAAAAGGTTGTACAAACAATCGTTGCCGTTAGACCAGTTGTTAAGCGTCTCTTGATGTTAACTGCGGGTGTTATCGTTGGTGGCGTTGTTGTCAAAGTTGTTGGCGATCGCATTAAGAACTCGTCCGAAGCATCCGAAAATGGCGAAGTGTTGGAAGGTGATTTTACACTACCTGAAGACTAAGTTTCACTAGAATACTGAGAATTACTCTCGGTATTCTTTTTTATCTATATTTAAAGGAGGAAACCCGGTGAAAGCTTTATTAGGGCTATTATTCATTGTTGGTGTATCATTCGCTACGTATATGATGATTTACTTAGCGTTGATCTACGTGTTCCATTTGGACGCTTTATTGTCAACTCTTATTCCTGCAGGTTCCGTGGGATTATTGACATATTCATGGGGGTATACAAATAATGAAAAGCCGGACTAAATAAATTATGGCACTATGTTTAGAAGACTATGGGGCTGTGAAGGTTGATAGTTTGACTCGAGGAACGTGTATGTTCTATATTCCACTAGACGGACCTAGAGATGTACTATTAGCTGACTTAGCTACCGAAATCAACGTTTACCGTGACGTTGCGTCATATAAAGGTGAGCAATATTACATCGATGGTGTAACAAAACGTATGAATCCATCTAATGCTAGTTGGATGGCAGAGATAGAAGGAAGGAAACTATGACAAAACAAAAAACAGACTACAACAAAGTACCTAGAAAAATTAATCCCTTGGATGAAGCAAATGAAATCCTTGACAAGCATGTCCAGCCAGTGGCAAAAGGCCGTGTGAAAAAGGCCGGGGTTGCAAAATGGGTGGGAAATGTGTTCTTCGGCGAAGAAGGATTCCGTGGTTGGTCATCGCACATGTTCCATGAGGTAATTGTGCCTAGCTTACAAAATGGTATTGCGGATATGGCTATGACAGCCGTGCAGCGTGCTATTTTCGGACCAGACTATATCCATGCTCGTAGAAATTCTTCAGGGTACTGGGGGCGTGGCGTAACGAATGTTACACGGATGGACGCATATCAAAATGACTACACTCAGTCATATGCAAAACGTAATCGACGAGCGTCTAACCAGGTCGAAGAAATCATTTTCGAGACCCGTCAGGATGCGCAGGAAGTGTTTAATATTATGCTTGCAAATTTGGACGCATATGGTATTGTGACTGTTGGGGATTTCTATGAACTGTCAGACCAACCGGCTAAATTTACTGACCAATCCTTTGGTTGGACAATTAACGCTGGAGGTCAAGGACTTGCTGGTGCACGTATTGTGGCTGCTCGTGGAGGTGGATTTAAAATCAACTTCCCACAACCTGTTGAGGTTTAAATATTTGGAGGAAATTAAAATGGAAAAATCATTATTAATGTTAGGTATTGATCTAGATGGCGATATGGTATACACCGTAGATAAAAACGGAAACGAAACAGCTGCCCCACAATGGGTTAATGTAATTGAAGAATTTGCGAAAGGATGTAACTAAAATGAAAAAATCACTCGGAACTCTCGTATTGCTTTGCACACCACCTGTTGGTTGGATTATCCTTGCCATTATCTGGCTAACTAATAAGAAATAGGAGGAATTTATGAAAG